AGGCGCATCTCCTATCATCCTAACAAACTTAGTAAGCACCTCATATCTTGATACACGACTTCAAAGCACTCTTCAAGGCCTAGGATCCGCAGACTATATCTCAAGCTCACAGCTCATTTCAACGGTCCAAGGAATAGGCGCATCTCCTATCATCTTAACAAACTTAGTAAGCACCTCCTACCTTGATACGCGGCTCCAAAGCACTCTTCAAGGCCTAGGATCCGCAGACTATATCTCAAGCTCACAGCTCATTTCAACGGTCCAAGGAATAGGCGCATCTCCTATCATCTTAACAAACTTAGTAAGCACCTCCTACCTTGATACGCGGCTCCAAAGCACTCTTCAAGGCCTAGGATCCGCAGACTATATTTCAAGTTCCCAGCTCATTTCAACGGTCCAAGGAATAGGCGCATCTCCCATCATCCTAACAAACTTAGTAAGCACCTCCTACCTTGATACACGACTTCAAAGCACTCTTCAAGGCCTAGGATCCGCAGACTATATCTCAAGCTCACAACTCATTTCTACAGTCCAAGGAATAGGCGCATCCCCCATCATCCTAACAAACTTAGTAAGCACCTCCTACCTTGATACGCGGCTCCAGAGCACTCTTGATGGCTTAGGATCCGCAGACTATATCTCAAGCTCACAACTCATTTCAACAGTCCAAGGAATAGGCGCATCCCCCATCATCCTAACAAACTTAGTAAGCACCTCCTACCTTGATACGCGGCTCCAGAGCACTCTTGATGGCCTAGGATCCGCAGACTACATCTCAAGTTCCCAACTTTTTTCAACCACATCAGGCCTTGTATCATATGTTAATAGTTTTATCGATACAAGTGAACTTACATCGAGTATAGTTGGACTCGGGACTGCAGGATTTGTTAGCTCAACCCAGCTCGCATTTACAATGGGATCAACACTTATTGCGCTTGGAACCTATGGATATATCTCCTCAGCACAACTTCTGAGTACAACTGTCGGATTAGGAACTCAGTTTATTACAGTCAGTAATCTCACATCCACTGTAACAGGTATAGGAACAGGAGGTGGTGGCTCATCCTATAACACACCAGATATTGTTTCAACAATTGATGGTCTTGGAATCTATGGATATATTTCTTCATCACAACTTCTGAGTACAACTGCGGGTTTAACAACTCAGTTTATTACAGTCAGTAATCTCACATCTACTGTAACAGGTATAGGGACAGGAGGCGGTGGCTCATCCTATACCACATCAGATATTGTTTCAACAATCGATGGTCTTGGAACCTATGGATATATTTCATCACAAGGAGGATCATATGTAACCACAGAAACTCTAAATACATTCATCGGTGGTCTACAAAGTTCCATTAATAATATACAAGTCAGCACAACAAATATTTATGGATCGGTTCTTGATATAACTGGAAATGCGAGAGCCATATCCTTTAGTTCAATCTACATGTACACATCAACAATTACTGCGCTTGAAGCATCAATTGGCCTAGCGTCTCTATCCAATCTATATTCACTCAGTACACAAACATCCAATCTAACAATTCCAACGCCGACGACGAATGAATGGATAAGTCTCGCAACAACGACTACAGGTGGAACACTTCTCTTACGAAGCTCAGATACCCTAAATTGGACAACATCTCCTTCCCCCTTCCTCGGCGGAGATTTCAATTCCCTCATCTGGAATGGTAACTATTGGCTAACTCTTGGAACTGATCAAAATAATATATACTCGTCGGCAAAAAGTGTAGATGGCTGGATATGGACGAACTACGCAACACCTTTCATAAATGGTATGGCAAATACTTTAGGGTGGAACGGATCACTTTGGTCCGCAATGGGTCTCGATATAAATGGAACCTACGCATACGCAACAAGCACGGATGGACAGAGCTGGTCAGTAAGTACAGGCCCATTCGCAGGCGGTGTCGGCTATTCAGTTGTCTGGAACAGTACAATCTGGCTAGCCTCAGGATATTCTCCAACCACAGGATACACGATTTCAAGCAGTCCAGATGGTCTCGTATGGACAGGTTCCGTTGGCCCAAATTTTCAAAATCCTTCAGGATATGGTGATCTTGCGTGGAATGGAAGTCTCTGGGTTCTTACAGGAAGTGACCAAACAAACACAAATACAATCGCAACCAGTTCAGATGGAATAACGTGGTCTGCTATTCCAGGCCCATTTACAGGTGGATTTGGAACCTCCGTTGTCTGGAGCGGTACTTATTTTGTAGCCACAGGCATCAGTGGAGATAATTATACAAGTATTGGAAGAAGCGCAAACGGTACAACATGGACGAATATAGTAGGTCCCTTCATTGGTGGATATGGTCTGACAGTAGAATGGAATGGGTCATATTATGTAGCAAGTGGTTTTAGTGGAACATCTGGAAATGTCCTTTCTTATAGTTCAGACGCAAGTACATGGTATGGTCTTGGAAATGTATTCAATGGAACACAAATTCTCTTCGCAACAACCATTTCCTATGCGAATTATCCTCCAAGATATAGTATGGTTATAAATAGTCAAACCTATATTTCATCTTTGAGAGGTACATGGCAAGATGCGCAAACAGTTATGGTCTTTGATATCTAAACTTAAATAAGTACTAAAGAATAGAAGATGTCGGTGGTTTCTATATCGACTACGGCCACATTGGTCAATATAAATACAACAACACCACAAACAGTTCTTCTTCCACTCGCACAAGGTAAAATAGGAAGAGTTCTTACAATTGTGGATTCAACCGGCAAAGCAAACATAAACAACATCTTAATTTCAACACAAGCAACAAATAACTTCCAATCTGGAGGTAATTTGTATGGACTTTCAACGGCCTATCAATCTCTTACATTCTTAACAAACACACAGACCACTTGGTCATTCGTAGGAAGTACATCTCCAATTACATACACGTCTTCAGTCACAAATACTACAAATGTATCAGTGAACGCTGGTCTTCAGATCGCAGGGTATATATCCTCTTCACTTATAACAACTATTATAAATAATCTCCAAACAAACCCCCTTCTTAGTTCTATTACAGTAAATAGTCTAAATTCAACTCTACAAGGTCTTGGAACATATGGATATGGCTCCACAATTTATATCAACCAAACAAGCAATTATTTCAAAAACTTCACGCTCTATGATACAAGTACATCAATTAGGAGCACAAATGTATCCTCTGTGAATGGTCTTATTAGATTAATCGCATTAGGGAGTATACCTATTAGTACTGTCTATGTGGGTGAAAACTATAATCAAAACGCATTAAAATTCTGGTCAAAGACAGACTATAATAACACAGTGATTGCTGAGCAATCTACGGGAAACACCACAAGTGAACTTGTCCTTTTTAAAGGCAGTTCGGTCTCAGACCAACTCCGTTTTCAAACAACTGGCCGCATGTTATTTGAAGTTGGCGCATCTACACGAAATTTCACAACCGCATCTGCTTTTAATACGGCCACAATGACAATTACCGCGAATTCTAATGTAGGAATTATGACGAACAATCCTATCTATACTCTCGATGTAGCGGGTACAGGCCGTTTTCAAACACTCTTGAGTACTCCCAATTTATATGCTGGCGCACTTTCTCTTGGAGTTTTTTTTGCTTGAAATAAATGACGTTAACGTCGTGACTTTATTTTAACGAAACTTTAGTTTCGTTAAAATAAATGTCCAACGACTAATTTGGTGATGGATCTTAAAATTAACGAAGCTCTTTGAGCTTCGTTAATTTTAAGTCTCACCGGTAAAATAGATGTCAGTGGCCATTCCCGCAAACACAAGTATTATTGTTATTGATACTCGATTAGTATCAAAAACAATCACATTACCTTATGTTACTTTAAATCCAGGTCGTGTTCTCTTTCTTAAAGATTATTATGGAACGACTACGCAAAGTACCCTTACAATAACAGTACAAGGCTCCGATCTAATTGATGACTATAACACAACCTATATATTCTCAAACAATTTTGGAAGCGTCACATTTATTTCAGACGGCGTCACATCATGGAGAACCACCGGATTTTACGATGGGGGTTTATCCTACGTGACAAATATAGCAAGCTTTATTCCACCTGCCGCCGCAATCACCTTATCTCTTTCGTCACCATCAGGTGGAAGTGTTACGATTACACCGAGTAATTATGCTGTGTCATATATATATTATATAAATACATCAACAAGTATTGTGTCACCAACCTATTCAGAGCAAACTACAGTGTATGGATCCCCTATTTCATTTACCACCACACTTAGAATAGGTATTCTATATTATGCGATTGTAGTTCCCTATAATGCGGTCGGCGGCGCAGGCCCACAGGCCGCTTCAACTAGCGCATTTTTAGCAATTACACCAGGCTCTGCTTCAATTACGCTCACTCTAAATAATCCCACAAGCGGCTCTGTCGTAATAACACCTGCTATAAATGCTGAAACATATGATTATTATATCTCAACAGATACAACGATTGGAAATGCGATTTATTCAGCATCAACTGCTATAGTAAACACACCTGTCACGTTTTCAGTACAGTTTACAGGAAATGTGCCTTATTATGCGATTGTGGTCGCAGTCAATCCTTACACATCGGGGCCACAATCCGTCTCAGACTCTTCTACCATTTTCTCTCCAACTGCGATAACTGTTACATTTTCAGCGGCCGTGTTTAATGGGGGATCATTCGATATTACTGCTGGATTATATGCGACCAGTTACACGTATTATCTAACCACATCCTCATCTAGCATTGCGTCCCCTCTTCTTATTGGAACAACTACACAAACTGCTCAAGTAAATTTTTTTTTCACATACCCAACTTCAACAACATACTATATAATTGTAATACCCATTAATTCATTTGGAGAGGGTCCACAAGCCGTGTCAAATGGTATCGCGTTTACCATTGTTCTTCCTTTAGCGCCTACAGTTACATTTAATTCACTCACATCAACTGGAGGACAATTTACAGCGTCATTTGTAAATAATGCGAGTTATTATACCTACTATATCTCAACAACAACATCACCCGCAAATGCGGTCTATACAAACACAACCACACTGAATATTCTGACTGTTAATTTTACACTAGTAACACCACTCTTAACAAATACAGATTACTATGTACTTGTTGTTCCAGTAAACGGAAATGGATCGGGTTCACAAGGTACGTCATCTCCCCTATCATTTACACTTCCATCAGGCGGCTCCGCGACCTTCACGAGTGTCACATATGGAGGAGGTAATTTACAGATCGCCGCCTCTGCGAATGCTACGTTCTACAACTATTATATTTCCACATCAACATCCATCGCAAATTCTATTTATTCATGGACAACAACATTAACGGGTGTCGCAATCCCCATCAATATAACTTTACAAGGATCTACAACATACTATGCGATTGTTATACCATATAATATTTACGGTGAAGGACCACAATTTATATCAAGCGCCGTCTCTTTCACTCTCCCATCAGGTGGATCAGTTGTCTTTTCTAGTTACACAACTACAGGAGGAACTCTTACAATTACAGCAAGTACAGACGCCTCACTCTATACATATTACATCTCCACAAGCACAACAATCGAAAATTCGCTCTTTTCAGATATAACCACAACCACTGGATCAGCCGTCACCTTTTCAACGACATTACAAGGTTCTACAACCTATTATATTATTGTTGTACCGAGCAATTCATTTGGCCCAGGACTAGAACTCATATCACCTCCTATCTCCTTCATACTCCCCAGTGGTGGATCAGTCACACTTATAACACTCACAGGTACAGGAGGATCCCTACAGATTACTGCTGCTACAAATGCTACATCTTACAGTTATTATATATCAACTACATTGAGCATAGAGTGGGCCGCGTACTCAAATATCACATCGACAACTGGATCAACTGTCACGTTCTCAGGCGCATCATTCGCATCAGATATAACCTACTACGCAATTGTTGTACCTACAAACATATATGGACCAGGTTTACAGGTAGTATCGAATTCTACTTCTATCAATCTTCCATCAGGTGGCGCAGTCGTCTTATCAGATCTCTCTTATACAGGAGGTAGTATACTGATTACCCCAGCAACAAATGCGACATCATATACATATTATATCTCCTTTACACAAAATATACTAGATGCGGTCTACACAAGCACAACTGCGACAACTGGTTCGCTTGTAGCATTCACAGCAACACTACTCGTAAATGAGCCTTATTATGCGATTATAATACCAACAAACGCATATGGTCAGAGTCTAGAAGTCGTTTCACCTCCTACTTCATTTAATCTTCCAAGCCCAACAACGATCGTATTTGCGAGTATCACATCATCAGGTGGAACAATCATTATATCTCCATCTCTAGATGCGACAGCTTACACATATTATATTTCACTTACGACATCGCCCGCACTTGCGGTGTTTACAGGTACAACAACAGTAACAGGTTCTGCAATATCTTTTACAGCTACATTAATAAATCAAGAATCTTATTACGCACTTGTTATGCCAACAAATAATTTTGGATCAGGACCAGTAACAGCTTCAAATGGAACGTATTTTATATTACCGTTTGGCGGATCTATAGCGCCACCAAATCTTACAACAACAGGTGGAAACATAACAATAATAGAATCATCATACGCAAGTTATTATATGTATTATATCTCGATTGATACAACCATAGCAAATGCGGTGTATTCGAATACAACAACGGTAACTGGATCTCCTGTTGCTTTTGTAAGCACTTTTCAAGGATCTACAGATTATTATGCGATTATTGTACCGATGAATTCATATGGACCAGGTGCGCAGTTTAATTCAACAGGTGTCTCTTTCACACTTCCATATGGTGGCTCTGTAGCCATATCATCTGCTACAACCGCGGGTGGTAATATAACAATTGTAGCAAGCACAGACGCAATCTCTTACAGTTATTATATTTCAACCGATACAACAGTTGAAAATGCTATTTTTTCAAGCACGACAACAACGACTGGATCCGCTATTGCGATTACACAAGCACTTACACCAGGAACTTCCTATTATGCGGTTGTTGTGCCTGTAAACTCATATGGATCAGGGCCACAATTCACATATAACTTTATACTCCCATCTGGTGGATCTGTAGTCACATCTACGCTTACACCCGCAGGAGGTAATATAACAATTACAGCAAGTACAGACGCAACCTCCTACGAGTACTATATCTCACCAGACACGACAATTGGAAATGCGATATTTTCAAACACAACATCGACGACTGGATCTGCTATTGCGTTTACACAAGCAACTACACCAGGAACAAACTATTATGTAATTGTTGTCCCGTTAAATTCATATGGTTCAGGCCTACAGTTCACGTATAACTTTATTCTTCCACTCGCTGGTACAGCAACAATAACTGCTCTTACAACGATAGGTGGTAATATAACAGTCACAGCAAGCGCATACGCAACCTCTTACAACTATTATATTTCAACAGACACAACAATAACAAATGCTATTTTTACAAGCAACACCGCAACAACGGATGCTGCTGTAGCATTTTCACAAGCAATTACACCAGGTATAATCTATTATGCGCTTGTTGTACCTATAAACTTTTATGGATCAGGACCACAATTCACATTAAGTTTTATACTTCCATCAGGTGGGTCAGTGGATCCACCTAATCTTACAACTTCAGGTGGTAATTTAACAATCTCAGCAAGTACAGGAGCAACTTCTTATACCTATTATATCTCAACAACAACATCACAAGCAAATTCAGTTTATTCAAATACCACTACCACGACTGGATCTGCTGTCTCCTTTTCAACAACTCTACAAGGTTCTACAACGTATTACGCGCTTGTTGTTCCAACAAATACGAATGGATTAGGTGCTCAATTTAATTCAAGCGGTGTCTCTTTCACACTTCCATCAGGTGGTTCAGTCTCTGCGCCAAATTTTACAGATACTGGTGGTAATATAACAATCACAGCAAGCGCAGACGCAACTTCTTACAATTATTATATATCACCAAACACAACAATCGCCAGTGCTATTTTTACAAGCACGACTACAACGACTGGATCTCCAGTTACTTTTATAGTTGCTCTACAGAATGGTATAAATTATTACGCAATTGTTGTCCCTGTAAATACGTATGGAATAGGCATAGAATTTATGTCAAATAGTACCTATCTATTTCCATCAGGTGGTTCAGCGACTATAGCTAATCTTACACCCTCAGGTGGTAACATTACAATCACAGCATCTACAGGCGCAACCTCTTATACCTATTATATAAATACATCAGTGAGCATTGTATCACCCATATATACAAGTACAACCACGACAACTGGATCTGCTGTTGCTTTTTCAGCAACTCTACAAGTGTCTACAACTTATTATGTGATTGTTGTTCCAACAAATTCATATGGATCAGGTGCGCAGTTTTCATCTACCGGTTCCTCTTTTGTACTTCCAGCAGGCGGTTCTGTAGCCATATCTGGTGCTACAACCGCGGGTGGAAATATAACAATCACAGCAGGTACAGACACAACCTCTTATAATTATTATATATCAACCGATACAACAATTGGAAATGCTTTTTTTTCAAGCTCAACATCAACAACTGGATCTGCTATTGCTTTTACACAAGCACTTACCGCAGGAATAACCTATTATGCGATTGTTGTACCTTTTAACATATATGGATCAGGGCCACAATTCACATCAACCTTCATACTCCCATCAGGCGGATCAGTGGCTCCTCCCAATCTTACAAGTACTGGTGGTAATATAACAATCACAGCAAGCGCAAATGCTACTTCTTACACCTATTATATAAATACGTCAGTGAGCACTGTATCACCTACGTATACAAGTACGACGACAACAACTGGATCTGCTGTTGCTTTTTCAGCAACTCTACTAGGATCTACAACTTATTATGTGATTGTTATTCCAACAAATACATATGGATCAGGTGCGCAGTTTAATTCAAGCGGTGTCTCTTTTACACTTCCATCAGGTGGCTCTGTAGCCATATCTGGTGCTACAACCGCGGGTGGAAATATAACAATCACAGCAAGTACAAACGCAACCTCTTATAATTATTATATTTCACCAGACACGACAATTGGAAATGCTATTTTTACAAGCAACACCGCAACAACTGGATCCCCTGTCGCTTTTACACAAGCACTTACCGCAGGAATAACCTATTACGCGATTGTTATACCTCTAAACGCATATGGATCAGGCCCACAATTCACGTCATCCTTCATACTCCCATCAGGTGGTTCTGTGGTCATATCTACTCTTACAACAACAGGTGGTAGTATAACAATCACAGCAAGCGCAAATGCTACATCTTACACCTATTATATAAATACATCAGTGAGCACTGTATCACCCACGTTTACAAGTACGACGCCAACAACTGGATCTGCTGTCTCTTTTTCAGCTACATTCGTACAAGGTACAACTTACTACGCAATTGTTATACCTACAAACGTAAACGGATCAGGCACACAGTTTTCATCTGCTGGTTTTGCGGCGATTTCATCAGTTCTTTATACATTTACAGGTACACTTACATTTACACCAGCAGGTGCTACAGGAAGATCTGGACCAACACTTTCTCAATGTACAACAACATATTCCAGTTTTGGGTCTTGGGTTTCAAATACTGCGTATTTTAATATGACACAGGCAGGATATCAGCGTTGGACTGTTCCTGCTACACGAAACTATACAATTGTATGCGCTGGTGCAAAGGGTGGTAACGGTTCTTCAGGTGTAGCTGGTTCTGGATTTGTACAAACAGCAACTTTTTCATTAACTCAAGGTCATATTTTATCACTTTTAATTGGACAATTAGGTGGAGCTGGATCCCAAAATGGCAGCGGTGGTGGAGGTACATTTATTTTTAATAATACTACATCAACACTACTCATGGCATCAGGAGGTGGTGGTGGTGGATATTATGCTGCTTCTTCTAGTTCCTCTGGAAATATGAATGCTGTTGCTTCGACATCTGGGCAGAATGGAATAGTTGGAAATGGTGGAGCTATTAGTGGAGTTGGTGGAACTGGTGGAAACGGCGGCGGTACTTCTGCGCAGTATTCACCTGGAAATGGTGGCGGGGGTGGAGGGTATACAGGGAATGGTAGTAATAGTAGCTATACAGGGACTGGTGTAGCAGCATTATCATATACTAATGGTGGAACGGGTGGTATAAACGATGGTAATCAAGGTGTTGGTGGTTTTGGTGGTGGTGGAGGCGCTGAATGGTACAATTGGACAGGTGCTGGTGGTGGTGGTGGGTATTCAGGCGGAGGTGGTGGTGTTTATTATGGGCTGGGTGGTGGTGGTGGTTCTTTTTCATCTATAACTAGATCATCATCTGGAGCAAACAGCGGAAACGGTTATGTCTCCATAACCTAAATATAACCGACCCATAAACTAGATGTCGCAATTAATCAATCAAAAAATAACAAAATTTAAAAAGCTCTGTTATTTTTTTTAAAATCCACCATTACCAAATTAGTCGTTTGACATTTAAAGTCACGACGTTACCAAATTAGTCGTTGGACATTTAAAGTCACGACGTTACCAAATTAGTCGTTGGACATTTATTTAACGAAACTAAAGTCGCGTCGTTAAGCCAACATCTCCTTAGCAGAAACCGCCTTAATATACTGGATTGATCTAACTGACGACAGCATATTCAACTCCTTCTGAAAAGGCAGCTCATCATCCAGAAACACAGGCGGCTTAGGAAATCCATTGAATTCACTCGCCGTCACTGTTGTATACGCACCCATATGCGGAAACCAGAGCCAATCACCGACCTCTAGTTCCTCCATATCATCTGACCGAGCAATCACATCAAGACTGTCACATGTCCTCCCAAAGAGAACACCTGCGCTGCGATTTCCAACAGACCCTTCGCGCCTAGGAATGCGCACCCATCGAGGATGCTGGTGATCGAACAAGATATTTGTGAATTGCCCATACAGGCTCTCATCAATTGTATAGCGCCACCCAGCCTTTCCAATCGCCCCCTTCTTCCCAATGACCTGGACAAATAGATCTTGCGCCTCCGTCGCAAAGAAACGCCCAGGCTCCGCAATAAACCGCAGTCCTGCGCTCTTCCGCTCCAAAATCGCATGACGGATATACGCAGCCTGTAAATCAAATGAGCTAGGAACAAACCCACCCCCAATATCGATAATATTCGCATTATGACCCGCAGCAAGCAATTTAGTACACTGCTCATCAGCCAACTGAATTGCTCTCTTATGTGCTTGCGGGTCCCCTGACGCCGAGCCTACGTGGAAACTAATTCCACGTAGGCCTATATTCTTCTTCTTCGCATACTCTGCGATCTCTACAACTGTATCACACTCAGCACCAAACTTCGCTCCAAACGGCATCTTGCTTCCTGAATCATCCACCTTGATACGGACAAGAGCACCTCCAGTATAAGAATATTCATCCAACTTCTCAACCTCTTCACATGAATCCACAACTGTAAGAGGTGAACCGTGCTTCTTCGCAAAAGCAATATCACGGTCCGATTTACAGGGATTAGCGTAGATAATAGTATCATGAGAATTCATTAATGATAACTCACGCTGACTTGCGCAATCAAATCCAAACCCATATTGCCTTAGAAGGCCAATGAGTTTCGGATCTGGATTACACTTGACTGCGTAATGGGGAACGACGGCGGGGAGATTAAAAGACCAGAGGCTCTGGAGCTTTTCAACACGGGCTGAAGACATGACATAGAATGAGCCACAAACACTCGGGTTCGACGCATACTGAGAGAGAAGTCCACGTAACTTATTCAGTGTTACTAAGTGATTAGTTCTTAGAAATAAATATTTAAGCCGCCGCAACTTTCAAATTTTATTGAGACTTACCGGTGAGACTTAAATTTAACAAAGCTCAAAGAGCTTTGTTAAATTTAAGATCATCACCAAATTAGTCGTAAGTGCTGGCTGTAGCCAGCCATCCCTTAGGGTAGGACATTTATATAAAGTCACGACGTTAAATTTGACAAAGCTTCGTCCATTCTCATCTGTAGAATGTCAATAACACTCGAAGTTCGCGGCGGCTTAGGATCACGTCTCAGATCAATGATTTCAGCAATGTGTCTTGCCGAAGACCTTGGAAAATCTCTCCAAGTAATCTGGTCTCCTAATCATCCAGAGTGTATGGCACGATTTGAAACCTTGTTTGATATAACAAAGCTTCCTTCGTGGGTCACCGTAAGTACAAATGGTTTGAGTACGCTTCTCTTAATTCCATCACCACCACATATTACTGCGCAGTGGCTCAAGCATCTGCGTGCTCTTCAGCCCTTTGTTACACCTGTTGTTGAACCTAATACAATTGGTGTCCATCTTCGCAGAGATCTTGAGCCCATGATAGAGCTCATGAAAACATATACAGATGCGCACTTTATAGTTGCGACGGATTTGAGCAGTGTACGTACCGCAATGAAAAATAAATTCGGTCCACGTGTAACCTTTCACGCGACGTCTCTTACGCGTATGACCCAGCAAGGAATGCTTGGGGCTCTCGCAGATTTTGTCGCATTGTCAAAATGTACAGAGATTATTGAAAACAGCAAGTCATCTTTCTCAGAAATGGCCGCACTTTATGGTAACGTCGTTGTTAAGATGCGGCTGTGAGTAACGTCGTGACTTTATTTTAACGGTATTTCAAACCAAATAAAATTGACTATTTTCAATCATTATAGCATATTATAGCATATTATAGCATATTATAGCATATGATAGAATATCATGAAGTATCCTGAAGATTTTGAGACAACTCGTGAATTGCTTGAGTATACGATTCGTTTAATAAGACATGTTGGTCTATGTAGAAGTGTAAAGCAAACGCACCCTGATATATATACATTCTTTGTATCATTGTTTCAAAAGCATCCTGAAAAGGAGAAAAAAGAAGTATCACTTATCACCGATATTAGCATTCGTCGTTTTCCAAAATCCAACCCGCATCAACCCCTAGCTGTTTCAGATCATCAATTCTTTATCATTAAGAATAATGGGAAAGAAGATTCTATTTCTTGGAATACCTGTGTAAAAGGAGAAATAAATCCGATTGAAAAACGACTGAATTGGGTGATGCGTCATGCAATTCAACAACAGATTAGAGAGTTTAAGAGTAAAAATCCTAATCCTTGTGAATTCTGTAAAGCAACTGTAAATCTTACAGTTGACCATATTATTAAATTCAAGCAACTAAAGGATGACTTTATTAGACTAAATCCGGTACATCCGATAGAATTTAGTAAAAATGAATTAGCACAAGAGATATTTCGTGAGGAAGATAAATGTTATTCAGAACTCTGGCAAAAATATCATTATACTAATGCTACTCTAAGAATACTTTGTAAAGATTGTAATGAAAAACTTGACAATTATGGTGCTAACCATATATAACATGACCATGATATTCACGCGCAAGCCGACTAGCCGCGGTGTCATATTTTGATTTTTTGTGAATACGCTTATCCGTGAGATAATTCAAACTAATCTCACGAACCAAATCACGAGGCAACCAGAGATTATTCACAGTAGATCCTGTGAGACCGCGCTCAATCTGTCGCCGCTCCCTCAATATACAGCGTGCTTTCAGCTCAGCCTTCTCAGCCTCTGTAAACCTAGACACCTTATAATATGTAAACGATTGCGGCTGTGTCTCCCATATACGATAATAAAGACCTAGAGGGTAGTTTTCAGGAGATCCAATATATGAAGTATATCCATCTCCATAACTCTCGAACGCATTGTGAAATCTCAACATCTTATAATTCACAGAATTATACCAATATTCTGTGAATACACCTCTAAAATATTTAGGTATGGTTGTCGCTATGGATGTCGCAAACGCATAATATTTTTCTCCTGGTACGAGATCTAAAATATTAATCTCTTTACCTACATGATGTTGCATGATTTCTTACCGGTGAGACTTAAAATTAACGAAGCTCAAAGAGCTTCGTCAATTTTAAGATCCATCACCAAATTAGTCGTTGGACATTTATTTTAACGAAACTAAAGTTTCGTTAAAATAAAGTCACGACGTTAGAAACCCGCCAATTTAGTTCAATTTTAAGCCCTCACGTTTTGCGAGATCAACTGCCCATTCCTCCAGTTTTCCACCTACAACCGCAGTTGGACGATAAGGCCATGGACTCATATACACAGCATTTGGATGCTTATGTATACGCGTCCACGCCAAATGCGAACCAGTCATCCACGCAGCAAAATATGCTTGACCTCTTCTATTTTCAGCATAGTTCGCGCGGATTTCCGCAATGCGCCGTTCTTCAGCCGTCATCGTCGCAGGATAATCAATTAAAAACTGCGACCAAATACGCGTATACCATTCACACAACGCATCTGTGCGCCATATACATGCTTGAAATGTGAACATATATGTATTGTTCTTAGGGCTTAGTACTTTCCAGCTCCCACGATAGACTTCGTCAATAGGACTAGGCCCAGGACACGGCATCCACCGAATGCTCTTCACCGTCGGATCTGTATCGAGGATTTGGAGAGAGGCCGCAATAGCAGCAGCATCAGGCTTCCTCTCTAAAATAAAATCTTCTTGAACGGCCACGACATATTTATAGTGCCCCAACTGTGAAAGTGCGGCGGCGCGAGACTGTAAAAATCCAGCCTCATGCGCCGCCAGCTTCAAAACACGCACCCCCTGTTTGACTACAAGAGGGTGATCAGGCTCTTCAGTTGCGATCCAGATATGCCACTGGATTTCAGGCGCATATCTGCGAATAAGTTCAATGTGAAGTTCAAGAAGATAGAAATACTTAGGAGTTGTATTTATAAGATATGCTACGTCCTCCCTGTCCATCTATACATTCACACAAAGTGTTTTTATATGCTGTAGCGCCTCAATATATCCATTTACATTAATCTCAATATCTTCATGCCCACCCACTTCAACTGGTCTTACACCCAAATACCGATAGTATTGATGCTTACATTTGACCGCAATATCACGATAATGATTTTTCATAGGCGTATGTTCTCCATTGATCTCACAGATAAGTGTGCGCGGCTCACAGAAAATCATATGAGAGAGACCAGCACCGTGCATACTTGTAATAATTTCAGAGGAACGGAATAACTTAATCTGCTGGTCAAATGTCAAATCTTCAAGATAATATATACTAAATCCAATATCTTTTAGCGGCCTATAAAGCTCCTCTTCATTTATGACACGCCGCAGCTTCGTAAATCCCCGTACCCTTGAAATATAGGTGAACTTCCCCTTTTCTTTCGGCACATCTTTCCAAATGTGCTTAAAAAGATCAGCAACATAGGAACACATCCAGTCTTCGCTGAATGAATCCGCAAACCAGAGACAACCAGGCATTTCAATATATTCATGTGTATCACGTCGCACAGTTTCTCTGCGAAAACGCGGCGGAAGGGCTGCGAGTACAGCCTCTACGAAATAACTACTCTGTGGTTTTACACCATAATAAAAAATAATATCATTGTCTCCACGATCAAAATAATAAAAGCGTGAGATCATGTAAAAATACACATGATATGGATTATAGTCAACTGCGTCAAAAAGTTCAATGAGTTTAGGCAAATTTGTCTTATAATGAACCTCGTGAAGAAAAGATGTTTTGTCCTTCACAAACTGCGCCATTCTTGTATCAAGCAATTGTTGATTAACAATTAATATAGAAGGAATTAGATATGTTAATGAGTCGTATGACGACATATTTCTTCTTTATAAAAAAGAATACAAAATCTGCCGCATAACGTCGCGACTTTATTTTAAAAATAAATGTCCTGCGACTAATTTGGTGATGGATCTTAAATTTAAGTCTCACCGGTAACGTCGTGACTTTATTTTTAAAATAAATGTCAAACGACTATTAATCCGTCAAATCTCTAATTTAACGAAGCTTTTTGAGCTTCGTTAAATTAGAGATTTGACGGTAGGTGTGACTTTTAACGTCCAACACCAAAATCGGTCTAAATCTATCTCACCTTTTCTTGTAGTAGATCATGTGGGGAAAACATCCGAAAACAGGTAAACCTATTCGTATTCTACAAATGGAGACAAGCGTGTCGAAAGATCAGAAGACGATTGTTTGGATTGGACCTGACACTCCTGAAGAAGAGGATGATGAGCGCATTCCTTGGGAAAAGTGGGAGGTCGGCGCACTTAGTCTAGCTCATCTAACTCCTAAGACAGATATACTTCTTCTCTGTTCAGAGGACGTAACTGCGGATGTTGACTGGTTACTGAAGAATAAGTGGCGTGATCTGACAATGATCCTCGCGTCAAAGGCTGTACTGGATCGTCTTGGAGATGATCAATTGAAGAACTTACAGATTGGCAATATGATTTGTCTGGAAGAAACGGCTGAAATTTATCCCTTTATAGGTACAGCATGGGATGGAACTCAAGCCGATGCGGCTCTCATCGCAAGCATTCTTCTGCGCATGAACCGTGTATTTGGTGTAGGGCCTAGTGATAAACGCTCAGTACATGCGCAGCTTATACCGCCATCTCCGCAAAAGCTTTTGATGATTACCCAGTATTATAAAGCAGAGAAGGCCCGTCGTGCGAAAGAAATCACAACCTGTCTTCAGAAGAATATAGACAACCCGCTCATTGATAAGATTGTACTACTCAATGAAAGCAAGCTTGATATTCCTTCATCAAAGAAGGTCACACAAGAAGTGGTTGGTGAGCGTCTCAAGTATTCAACGGTTATTCGTTGGATCGCGGAGAAAGCCCCTGCGAATACTCTCTGTGTTTTCGCAAACTCTGATATTTATCTAGATGAAACTTGGAAAAACTTATGGGCAACAACAATGGAAGACAGATTTCTCTCACTCTTGCGTTATGAGGCTAGCGAAAATATCGCCGACAAGGATCACGTTATTTTTGGACCTCGCGCAGATAGCCAGGACACATGGGTTGTACTAAGTGATAGTGTAAAGGCCAAGAAGTGGGATTATGATGCGATTGATTTCATGTTTGGCAAGGCGGGGTGTGATAATGCGATCAATGTTGAGATGCTCCGCATGAAGTTTGTTGTTGCCAATCCAGCTCTAACACTCAAGACGCATCATCTTCATACAAGCCAAATTCGTAATTATGACCCGAATGATATCGTTGATAAGCCGGTCTATTTTTATATTCAGCCGACTGGTCTCCATGATATGACGCCCATCTTCAATCTAAAAGCAAGTCATACCCTCGCAAGTCTGCCGTTCGCTCGCCCTGTTGTAGGTGCTAATCCTGTACACCTGAAGACATTTTGTACAATGGTCGCGAAGAGCTCAACTTATTCATACACGACAGATACCCCCAATCTCTATAAGCCTGAGCCGATTTCAATCTATGAAGCCGATAATGTATTTCAAACGCCGACTGGTCTCGCATATACATATTCCAGTCTCTATGTGGGCAAATCAAAGGCGGCGAGTGAGGCATGGAATAAAAGTCAGATATCAGGGCTCAGCCCTAGTTTAGCAGTTGAGATTGGGCTCATTGCGCCTCTACCTGATGAATATTTGAAGAACAGCGCTACTTATGTTCTCTATTATGTCGCCGCTATTCTTCTCCTTCGTGAGAAGGCGGGTGGGGGAGAATTCTGGTCACCGCGTGATAAGTCGTTTCTCAAGGCGCTACAGCTTTTTAATTGGAAAAAAGCAGAGGTTCCAGTTCTTCCCCGTGATGATGGGCTTCAGGTGTGGGCAAAGAAGGGATATATTATGTTACCGTCAGATAGTCCTCAGATCACAAAGCATCACGTCGATACTTTACGCAAGAACCTTCTTGGCGGATGGAAGGCGACATCAGATACAAAAACATGTGTAGTCTTTTATGATGATCTATACTGTACGCGTGAGTTTATCAATGCGCTTGAAGCGATATTGCCTGAATTTTACGTGAAGGTGATCTGGCCTGATGCGGAAGTCAAGTCTCTTGTTGGCGCAGAACTCATTCTAAGCGCAGGAGGAGTTACGAACTGGGGATGGTGCTGGATGGCACCGAAGGGCGCGCATATTATTCAGGTCCAGAATGAAATGGAGCCTGATGGAGAGTGTCTACACTTGGCTGCGGCAGCTGAACTGAAGCACAGTTTATGTATTTGCCCGAAGGGTAAGATACAGAAGGGACTTCTTGACCAGGTTCTTGCGACATTAAACATGAAGCCGACAGCATCAACAAATTTCAGTCTTCCTCTTCTCATTCTTCCGAAGCAACCGAGTGAAGCATTTTTTGGTCATGCTGGTGATAGTTTCCGAGAAATGGCTGTGATGTGGGCTGCGAAAGGCTATGTTCGTATAGTTGAGGATAAGTTTGCGCATCAGGTATGGTTACACGGTATTGGCCATACTCTTCTATATGATCGCCCTACATATGAATGGCTAGAGGCGTCGCCCCCTGAAGAGAGGAAATACAAGCATGGTCTATTTGGAAATCCTGCTCCTCCTAGTGATGGTAAGGCCTGGAGTTTCTGGCCGCGACGCCCCTCAATCGTTGAGGAACTTGCGGTAACAAGCCGCCCATTTGCGGATCGTACTCAGACACTTGTCTTATATGGGAAGATTGAAAATGCGGTACAGAAGAAGCGGCGCCCTCTAAACTGGGCATCTGCGTGCTCTGAGTTTGTAATGCCTGTGGGTGGAGAGAAGGCCTATCCATTTTCACAGAAGGAGTATCTCGAGAAACTAGGAGAGGCCAAATTCGGTCTGTGTTTACCTGGATATGGTTGGAAGTGTCACCGTGAAGTAGAGTGTATGGCGATGGGGTGTGTGCCGATTGTGAGCCCTGATGTGGATATGACGAACTATGCTGAGCCACCGGTGAAGGGAGAGCATTATTTTGTAGCGGAGACGCCTGAAGAGGCTCGTCGTTTAGCTGTTGAGACGGATGAAGCGACGTGGAATAAGATGTCAGCCGCATGTCGTGCTTGGTGGAAGGAAAATAGTAGCTGTGATGGAATGTGGCGCTTAACACAGAAACTAACGTCATGAGTTTATATACCGGTGAGACTTAAATTTAACGAAGCTCTTTGAGCTTCGTTAAATTTAAGATCCATCACCAAATTAGTCGTTGGACATTTATTTTAACGAAACTAAAGTTTCGTTAAAATAAAGTCACGACGTTAAATGTCCAACGTCGTTAGGTCAAAAATTGAGGAAGCAATCTAAACACACCTATGTAAGATAAGATGAAGGTTTCTATTGGTAATGCTGGATTTGTAGAATGTATTGACACCTTTGGGGATGACCTCACAGTTGTGAATGCTGCGCGCGTCTCTTTTGCGAAGGAAAGTACTGTGATGGAACTTCGTGATGAGAAGCTTATCTCCTATCTCGCAAAGCATGGTCATATTAGCCCTTTCTTTCACCCACAAGTGCGCATGCGCCTGAAGATGCCGATCTTCGTTGCGCGTGAGTGGTTTCGCCATACAGTAGGATTTGCGCGCAATGAAGTCAGTCGGCGATATGTCGATGATGAGCCCGAGTGCTGGATCCCTGATACTCTGAGGGCGCGCGACGCAAATAAGAAGCAGGGATCGAAGGATGAGCCGATTGCTAATAACGCGGGTGTATTGAAGCATGTTGCTGACTTTACGACGGGTGCGCTGGAGTTTTACAACTTTCTTCTAAAGGAGGGTGTTGCGCCTGAGATTGCGCGGTCTGTTCTTCCACAGTCGATGTATACTGAGTTTGTGGAGACTGCGTCTCTCTCCGCATATGCTCGTCTTTGTTCTTTGCGGCTTGATCCTCAAGCACAGAAGGAAATTCGCGAGTATGCGGAGGCGGTATCAAAAATGATGGAGGAGAAGTTTCCTGTGAGCTGGAAGGCTTTACAGGTTGGGTGGTCCGCTGAGTAACGTCGTTGTCACTCAGCATCTGAGTCTGGTATTGTTGTAACTAACCGTTCAGTTACACTATCCCATCGTCCCACATAGGATCCATTTTTAACATCATAGACTTTGCTCTTTGATGTGTCTACATAATATTTTGTTCCATTTAGTTCCCTAACAACTACATTGATCAATTCGACTTCCACCTCAACAGGCTTTTCTTCACTAATGATCGCAATAGGTTCTGTAGTAATAACTGTTTTCGGTTGACGCTTCTTTACTTTGGGCTTAACCACTGTAACAGGTGCTGTTGTAATAGCAGGTTCTGTTGTAACAGGTGCTGTTGTAACAGGTGCTGTTGTAACAGGTTCTGTTGTAACAGGCTCCACCGCCTTCTTCTTTCCCTTTTTTGAAGCAGGCTCTCCTTTTACCATATCAGGAATAGGTGGTACTTCGTTTAGCCCAAATACTGCTAACCTCCATGCTTCGCGGGCCTTTTGGAGATTTTCATCTGAAATACCGTGTTCTGCGACCTGTTCAAGAAACCATGGGCTAAATGCGATATGATTTGTTTGCTTCTTAATGACAGTAATATTACTGATCGGTTCAGTTACAAGCCCCCAATATAATCCTGGACCTGTATGACCACTCTTCTTCTTATTATTTGAACATCGTTCACAAACTTTGTCTCCTGCTATTCTGTTTTTTGGACAGCGAAAAGGAAGATAGAAGTAAATTGGATTATTAGAACTAGTTAATCCTCTTTCAAACGGTAGTTTTTTTGTACTACTTATGTACCAGGCTAAGCAGCCTGTATCTGTCATGGTTAAACCTAAGCATAATTTATATTTGGCGTCAAATTTGACGCGCGAGCGTGTATATTTAGTGTTTAGTAAGAAATACGTTTCAATGATCTTCTTTGATAGTATGGGTGTAATTGCGGCTGTAAGTACCCTTGCTGGTTATACGTGTATGTTTCATGGTTCAAATCTATATGGTCTAAATCTACTAGTTCTTTCGCTCTTCTGTATTTGTATGCTAACACTTGACAAGATCCACATGCTTGAACAGAAGTTTAAGGAGGAATATGATCATTCGTCAGATAATGATGAAGAGGATGAGGAAACCGAGCAAGATGAGGAACATGTAGAGGAACATGATGAGGATCAGGATGAGGATCAGGATGAGGATCAGGATGAGGAAACCGAGCAGGATGAGGAACATGAAGAAGAACAGAAAGAGGAACATGAAGAGGAACAGGAAGATGAGGATGATGATGATGAGCTCCTTCACTATTGTGGAGAAGAAACATGCGCTCGTAGGATTACCGGTGATATGATCGCAGGTCTATGTGCCGGTTGTAATCTTGTTTATTACTGTAATTCTGATTGTCAGAAGCTAGATTGGAATTCCGGCCACAAGCTCGTTTGTAATTCCCAGCCATCTGAAGTAAATGAGACCGAGGTTCCTGAGCTTCCTGAGCTTCCTGAGCTTCCTGAGGAGGTTCCAGAGCAAGTACCTACCGAACTTCCGTCTCTTACACCAATTGTTGTATAAATAATAATAATATTAAATAGATGGAAAGATACCACATATTCTTTTTAATTTTAAAAACAATAGTGGGTATTCACTTGGCTCTTATACTACTAAATCTTGTTCCCTCAGATGATATTATTTATTTAGTTAACGAATCTTTTTTCAAATTCTGTATTGGCTGTTTTCTAGGATTTTATTTTCTTTTTTCAACCAAAACTGGCCTCGGTTTTGAAGATCGCCTACTTATTTCAGTAGCTGGCTTTGTAATTTTATATGATATTAAATACGTTGAGTTATTTAATAAAATCAAGGCGTTAGTAAACAGGTAACACTGTCGCGGAGGGATCTGTTACTCCAGGTGACCATTTAGGCATCCAAAAATGAGAAAGGATACTATGCGAGGATGCTTTTCCATAATTCGCTTCAAAATGAAACCGATAGAAAAATTGCTCCGCTGTGACGGGTGTAAGGTTGGGATAAATCTGCTTTGCTTTTTCCTCCCATCCTTCTGTCATTAATCCATCAGCATATTCTTGTATAATCTGAAACCAGGATTTTTCTTGTGAACTTACACCATCACTAAATGCTTCCTTGCGTCTCCATAGAACCTCATGTGGCAGTGTAACCCCATCATCAAATGCGCGACGCAAGATCCACTTCTCAGCCTTTACGCCCTTAATAGGTCGCAGCCATTCAGTCGCAATGGATCGAGCAACAGCTACAAACTGTTTATCTAAGAATGGTGTCCGAGGTTCAAGACCATTTGCGCTAATACAGCGATCTGAGCGTAATACATCATATACATGAATTTCATTAAGAAGACGACTTACTTCTTCTTCGTACGCAGAATCATGCGGCGCATTGTTAAAGTAGAGATAGGATCCAAAGACTTCATCACTACCATCACCATTAAAGACAACCTTACAATTAGACTGCCGAGCGACTTCACGTGCTACGAGCCAATTTCCCACAGATGCGCGAACTGTTGTAGTATCGTATGTCTCAATTACACTAATAACATTGGGAATTGCGTTGAGAAATTGCGCAGGTGTCATGACAATTTCATGATGATCAGAGCCAATCCAGTCAGCAACTTTCTTCGCATACAATAGATCTTGTGAGCCACGCATACCAATACTAAAAGTTTTCAGAACAGGTCCGCCATTTGCTTTCAACTCTTTCGCAACCAGCGCAGCAATTAAACTACTGTCGAGACCTCCACTCAAAAGCGCAGCAATAGGTCGCTCTGCGAGCATGCGCTTCTTTACTGCGACTTCAAGGGCCATTCTAAGAGCAGTACAGGCTGATTCAAGTCCTGTTGATACAGACGGTGAATAAAGAGGATTTTTCAGGCTTTGAATAAAATGATGACGGCTTGTTTTTATAAGCATGAGTGTCTTCATATCATAGATTTGACATGTTCCAGGGACGAACTGTGCGGAACACTGTACAATTGGCCATAGAGCCTTCATTTCACTCGCAAAACAGATTGAAATAGGAATAATTTGATTTCCTAGAAGACTAAATCGTGTTCCAAGAAACAGTGGACGTATACCATAAGGATCGCGCGCAATAGTCATCGTATTAAGAAATGTATCAACGATAACAATCGCATATACACCATCTAGCATGCGAAAAAACGTAGCAGGATCGGCGCCTTCGTCGATAACAATCTTCTGATAGAGATGGCCTAGAATTTCACAGTCACTTCCTGAAGTTCCAGTGATCCCATATGTAGTACTGAGCTGCTTCCAGTTATATATTTCTCCATTACATATCCACCAGAGACGGCCATTTGTCATTGGCTGCATTCCTCCAGGGTTCAGACCATTAATCGCAAGACGTGTAAATCCTAGAATACAGTTGCTCAGATCTTTTCGCATGGTTTGTTCAGGACCGCGAGCTTTTAATTGTTTAATACAATGATCTGGGTTATCAATACTTTCATTACAAAATCCGATACATGCCCAAATGCCACACATCTTTAGTTGAAAGGTTTCGAGAGTTTAAGCGCTATTAACGTCGCGACTTTATTTTAACGAAACTTTAGTTTCGTTAAAATAATGTCCTGCGACTAATTTGGTGATGGATCTTAAATTTAACGAAGCTCTTTGAGCTTCGTTAAATTTAAGTCTCACCGGTATCAGTATATAAGGTAACGTCGTGACTTTATATAAATGTCCAACCCTAAGGGATGGCTGGCTACAGCCAGCACTTACGACTAATTTGGTGATGGATCTTAAAATTGACGAAGCTCTTTGAGCTTCATTAATTTTAAGTCTCACCGGTAGATGGAGAAAACTAAATTTGATCGTGTCAAAGAAACGGTTCATCTTCTGAAAAGTCTTCAGTCAAATGGAATATCAGATTCAAATGATGGTTACTTGAAGACGAAAGAATATATGGATGAATGGATTAAGACGGGTCTAGCAGCTGAGCATGTAATTGAATTTCACACATATCGTCGGAAGGGGTTCTTGACATTGCCAAATACTGCGGATAAGGCTGCAGAAATGGTTTTAAAAGTAATTAAACCCTAATATTGTATAGATCCGCATTTACTTGAATTTTTTGAATAGTAAAAATACCATTCTCTTCACGTACACGATGTATTACAAGTGGATCGGCTACTTTATGCGGAGGTTTCCATGATAAGATGTCCATTAGGGAATGAAATACAGAGAGCACAGTATCCGCTTGGACTAATATATAATACTCGTTCATCTGTAATGTCGTGAGTTTATTTTAACGAAACCACCCAAGCGCTTGCTTAAATTAAAGTCACGACGTTAAGAAGAATGGCCGCAGAAGGTGCTTTATATGAACTTCTTGCGCGTGGTAACAAAGATACCTATTTTTTTAAAAATGATATGACCGCAATTTCACCATTTGATAATAATTATAATCCTGTCCCAGCACAAATACATGAGCGTAGATTAATACCCCCACTGAATGGTGCTGAATTTGGTCGTACCTGTGAATTCGACTTTGAAGTCGCAGGTGAAGTCTTCACAGATCCAACACTTCTTATCCAATTGCCAAGCTGGCTTCCAGTAATCCAAGCAGCGCAAAATCCTACGTCCATTGTACGGGATATATCAGGTGTTACTTATGGATATACCAATGGGATAGGCTATTTTCTTTTTAAGAATATACAAATCTATCAGGATCAACTTCTTCTCCAGGAATTCAGTGGGGATGCGCTGTTCGCAGCAAGCCGATCCCGTGGTTCATTGAACAGCGCATTCTTAGAAAACAAGATAACAGGTACACACAGTGGGACGGATATTGAAATTGCGAGAGCTGCTACACCCGGTCTACTTCGTCTTCGTCTTCCACTTGTCGGATGTCAGCATCCTGATGATGGAGGATTTCCGAGTATAACATCTCGCAAGCAAACCTATAAATTAAGAGTAACTCTGCGCAAACTAGAAGATCTTATTGAAGCAAGTGATGGTCGAGCAAAACCATCCCCATGGGAGCGAAGTGATTTTACAATTCAAACGTCAGCAACCGCAACCCCTACGCAATTTAAGACAGGCTTGAAAGCACCCCCTTCACTTCAATTGGAAACCCGTCATATCTATGTTGGACCTGAAACACGCGATCGTCTTGTACGCTCCACTCTTGAAATTCCTTTTTCTCGTCTCTATGAAAATACGTTTTCATTTGGCACATTTGATTATGCTCCTCTAGCCAATGCTTCTATAGCATTAGCGAGCCGTCGCGTAGATGCGACACATCCAGCGGGGCGAATGGTCTTTTGGTTTAATACTGATGAGAATATACGCGCAAATAAGTATGTCGCAATAAATGGACCTGAATATTATAATAATATATCATTTTTCATTGCTGGTCGTGATCGTGAAACATTTTTTTCTCCACTTGTCTGGAATACTCTTCAGCACTTAGCGAAGGAGGAACGTGATCCTGGACCTGGATTTGGCGTAATGAGTTGGGAGCTTGGTGATCTGCGTGGAAGGATCGCACCGTATCAGCATCAGCCTGAAGGGACTGTAAACTTTACAACTGCGGATCGCCCAACTATATATGTTGATTTGGCTGGTCAAAAGACCACGGAAATGCGCGTCGTTGTTGATACATATGCGGTGGCGGTATTCGGATCTGGGCGTGGTGGTCTAAAATACGCAAACTAACATATCCTAATGAAGCGTATTGTTATAACACCTGGTGGTGTGAAACGCAATCTTTCTATATTACTAAAGCATCTAAATCATCAAAAAAATAGTTTTGATGAATGGCATTTATGGGTAAATACTGAAAATCCCGAAAATATAGCTTATATGAATAAACTCATTAAAACATTCAGCTGGATAAAGAAAATAGAGATACCTGGAAGTATTGATGTAGAGCGATATTATCCACTCGCATCTGATCCAAATACTGCTTATTTGAAAATAGACGATACAATTGTGTATTTAGATCCGACATTTGTAAATACAATGTTTACAGCTCGGTGCGAAGATACAACCCATATGTTGCTTTACGCAAATATAATTAATAATCCAATTATAACACATCTTCATCAAAGACATGGTGTGTTTAAATATACAGAACTTACGACGTACAATAGAATGGACCCTGTAGGATGGTACAGTTCAGATTTCGCGCAATGTCTTCATGCTACATTTTTACAAAGTGTAAAAGCAGGATATATTGAAAAATGGAAGCAGTCATTTACTACATGGGAACTTTTTAACAATGAAATGCCTGATATGAATGCGATTGCGTGGGTTGGTGGTTTACCTGGCTCCTCTATAAATAGCATTCTTGGGTCTGCGGTCTGTGTACAGTTTGGATCGATACATCAAAGAACACGCTTACTTGAAAATGGAGTTTTAGATGAATATATCAATTTATGTCCGCCACTTCTTCTTACAGTTGAAATAAGCAAGTTAGAGGATCGTGAAAATGAGGCCGCAAGACTTGAAGACGCGGTCTCATTTCGTGAAGAGGCTCTTGCTATAAAAGAACAAATATTGGCTGAAAATGTTGCGACAGTTAATAGACGTGAAGCAGAAATAGCAACTATACTTGATAGAGTTAAAAAACTTGACGAAACAGTTACTATGAAAGAACAAGTAATAGCTCAACATATATCAATAATTAGTAATCGTGAAGCAGAATTCATAAACATACTTGATACAATAAAGAAGAGAGAAGAGGCTCTTACTATAAAAGAACAAATGCTTTTTCAAAGTATTGCGATAATTAATAAGGGTGATGTGGAGCTAACCTTGTAAAGTCGTGACGTGAGGCCTAAAAATAGACCTCATTAAATATAATAGATGATGAATGTTTTTACAATAGTAAGCACATTATTATGTTCATTAAGTATACTTGTGGAACCTCTTCTTATAGTTGTTCGTTATTTTGGAATCGGATATTTTATAATCCGAAATGACGAAGAGAAGGTGCGAAAGATATTTAAAATTTTGGAAAAATCTACTGTTTCAAGTGCTATCGCATTCCAGCATGGAAAACTCTCCCCATCAGGGGTCTTTATAGGGCTACATTGTATAGGTTATTATACGCTAGGTGATCGCAATGATGGAACTTCAGGTCAGATACATATACTAACAACAAAGACTGTCTTCAATAAAATGATACAGTCAGAAGAAATTGTATTTAATCCAACTACAAATATAGCCAGGAGTACAAAGAAAATAATTACTTTTTTCAATCGGTCAGGTACTTATTCAAACATATATTATACTCGTCGTAATTTAGATGTTACAAGTATAGTTCCACATGAAGAACAAGAAGATATTATTTCTGAGATTTCTTCCATTTTTAAGACGAAAGAGCGTGCGACTGTCTTTCTTCAGGGTGTATCTGGGGCTGGAAAAAGTACAGTAGGTATTCTTCTAGCAAAAGAGTTGGACGGTTCCTTCTGTCATACATTCAATCCTTCAAATCCAGGTGATTCGCTCCACAGTCTTGCGCGCGAAGCAGAAATTGCGGATGATGATGGGAAACCTCTTATTGTTGTAATTGAAGAGGTAAATACATTGATCCGCGCAGTTCATGCGAATGAGATTAAATTACATAAGGATATACAAACCCTTGTGTATAATAAAAGCACCTATAATACATTCTTTGATGATATGATACTTTTTAAGAATGTGGTCTTGATTTTAACATCGAACGAATCGCTCGATGAATTGTCATCACTTGATCCATGTTATCTCAGAAAGGGGCGTGTAGATGCGTATTTTTCAATGATGAAGCCGTTGGAGATTTAAATCTCATGGCTAACAATATGGAGATAAATCTCATGGCTAACAATATGGAGATATCTCTCTGTGTAACCGATATGACACAGTGGTTTTTTCTTGATCCAGATGAAGCCAGTAAAATAGAAGCCAAATTTAAACAAACAGAGCATTTTCAAGAATGGTCATATATTGGTGATCATCTCTTGAAATATGCGCTGAAAAAAACGGTTGATACGGTTCTTGTTGTAACAAAAGAACAATATACTGTATTGGTCTCTCTAATACCCAAAGAGAAGGCCAGCACGCCCCCCATAGACACGTAAAATATTATAAGTCTCCGCCCAAACATGTACGAAATAACGCGGCACATTGTTCGGGTTTACAGATCCACGATTGCGATGAAGATCCATTAAAAGCTCAATATTAATCATTTTGTCCAGGTTCGCTTCTCCTGAACACAATGATGGAGGCATCATTCCATGTTGAAATCCAAATGGAAGTGTATAATAATATCTATTGACCCATGGACTTTTTCTCATTTCATATGATGGAATGAGTGAACGGAAAAGTGAGGGTGCGTCTGTCGAGTATCGTGTATGTTTACCTTCATAGATCAATGCGACTGATGTTATGGGTTCTGATTCGCGTGTACTAAATCCAGGACTGTAATCGCCTACACCATATACATTGAGACCTGACGCATCGGGCCACCAAGGTACAATGGGCGCATCTTGTCCTGAAAGATCCCGTGTTGCTAAGAAAGGCGCATTATAAGAGACTGCTTCCCACCGCTGAAGATAGAAGAATAGATTGCGCGTAGGATTAGGCACCTTCAAAGGAAACCGAACACGTGGAAGTGTCTGTGTATCAAGTACATCGAATGGATAGTGTTGTATAATGGGAATTTGAATATCTGCTATGCGAAAGCGATTAGCTTCAGGCTTGTCTAGATAGACGTATTCAACCATTATATATGTATCTCCGAGTGGAAATGTGAGAGGCATAGAAGAACCAGGAATGACGGACGCGAGTGTACTCACGTCAGGATTACCAGTTAAACCATAAATAGGTGTCCCATTGATATTTTTATAATAAAAAGGACTTCCAGCCATTGGAATATAAGCATCTCCCGCGACGGGTGTATAATTTATTGTTTTAGCAGGAGTTGTACTTACAGTGTTAACATTACTAACAACTCCATCAATACAAGCAGTACTTGTTCTTTGTGTTGAACTTGCGGATAGGGATGTGGGTCCAATTGATATCGGTTGATGTCCTGTACTTACATACAGACTATTAAGTGATGTGAATGAGATCGTCAATACAACATTATCTGCTTGGATCGCGTCAATTGGAAGAAATGCGCCACTGTCTCCTGATGAAAACCAAAATGGGAGTGGTGTAACCGCCGTTGTCAGAGTATCATTGAGGCCAAATGTGCCGATTTTGAACCCATTGTCTTTTCTTGGCAATGCTTTGTTCATGAGCGTAGTTTTTTCAAGCGGTGTGTAGAATTCATCGAGGACCTCTAGAAGCTGTCCATCAAGGCGCTCACATCTTGAACCACCGATATCGATCGTAGCTGATGTGAGAAGCGCATGGCCGAGTGAGTTTGTCCAGCCGAAGGTGGGTCCAGCGAATTCAACACCAGAGAGATCACATGCGGCGCGCGCAATCTTCTGAGGTGTCGCGATGTCGGGCATAGTTGTAACCAGATATAGTCTTGAGACAAGATGGCCTTTGCGAGGAATTGTGACTGTACAATTTACTCCGAGGTTTGGACGGGTATCAAAGTCAATGCGTGTGAACTGAGTTGTAAAGCGGCCACATCGTATGAAAGCTTTTATGAACATTTGAATTGTAGGATTATGCGCAGGCGGTAAAAGTCTACTGTCTTGAATACCACTATTAAGAGACCGAAGAAGTGCGGCCACCATCTCTTCTTTGCTAGTATGTTTTACTTAAACCATTGATGGATTTTCCTCTTTCTGAGTGACACGAGGAATAAGAATACGAGCAGTTCCTTCATTATATTGAAGATGGTGTACTCCATCGATATCAGCGTGCTCTTCTGCTTGAAGTTCCTTTACTTCCGCATATTCATTACTATAGACGCCATCAACTAGACAATACAAGACTTGATCAACCATGTCTTTCAAAGGCATATTAGAGATTGGTGTATATTTGTAGATATCTTTCGCGGTGTCTCCATCAGGACTTTTCCAAGTAACAAGAATTCTCCATTCTCCATCACAGTAACGTATAGATGAATTATTATCAGAACCAAGTATCCATCCATTCTGAAACTCGCCGCTTGAGCGAAGAACAGGAAACTGAATTTTTTTCAGAGAATCTAGGAAGGGTCCGATAACAGGATGATCTAAAACATCCTCAAATCTCACTATCTTTTCTTCATGTAGATAGGCCTTACAATCACGAATAGCAGCTGATTTGTGGAGAGCGCAGGCTTTTACACCAAACAGATACTCAATTGTCTCAAATGAAACAGTATCAGATGCGCCGCAATAGAAGCAATTCATTGTTGTCATTACTAGACTTCGCGGTTTCAAACAACTGTATGACGGGTTCTCCATCCTTGATACCAAGAAAGATCACTGGATTTTATCAATTTTGGTCTAAACCCGTGAAGATTAAAAATGGGCTGTTTGCCCATTTTTAATGCTGTCACGTGCCACCGACCAATGCGCATTGGTCTAAACCCATAAACTTATAAAGACTATGGATATCACAAAGTTTCTTTATGAAGGGTGTGTTATCTGGACACTTACAACATCCGGTTATAAGTTTTTCACACTCAATCTCTATAAACATTTACAGCTAGCAAAAGTTCCCTGGAAACTCGCAATTATATGCGCCGATGTTCCATGTTACAGATTTTTTATAGGAGAAGGTATTCCATGTATCTTGTACACGAAAGCTCAGAAAGATGCTGGGCGCGGCCAACTTCTCTTTGGATCCAAGTCATTTCAAGAAATTAATTTGGTGAAACTTGATATTCTATCTATATTCGCCACTCGCTCAGAAATTGAGACATGTGTGTATATTGACGGAGATATAGTGGTAAAGGCCGATTTTCTCCCCGATCTTCGTTTACGTTTGGCCTCAACTCCTCTTCTTTTTCAGTGCGATGAGACAGAAAAGGGTGATTGTAACAGTCCATGTAGAAATTGTTGTACAGGAGTACTTGCGTGGAAACATGGCCATGATGGAGGTGTTTTTCTTATGAATGATCGCGCCAAATGGGCCGAAGCACCTGAAGATCAGCGGTGGGTAAATACTAAGCTGGCTGGTGTTACATACCAAACACTTCCACGCAATCTCTATCCAAATGGTGTCTTTGTTGAAAATCAGCCCGCGTTTCTTCTTCTTCATTACAATCATTATGTAGGTGCGAGCAAAATTCTCAAAATGAAAAAGCATGGCCACTGGATTATCCCTTATTTGTAACATCGTGACATTTATAAAGTCACGACGTTTTCAAGTATTAAAAATAGGATTTGCTAATCCTTTATCAAAAAGCAGCCAATTCAGACCAACGCAAAAGACTTTGACTTCCCATTCGACGCCACCTGTACCCTTCACTTCAAGAACAAGCCGTAGACTTTGTACCTTGCTCGCATTCAGTGTTCCACTTGGCTGATGAGAACCAGGATTACGAGCGAAGGGATATCCATAAATGAATTTGTTATAAGCTGTAATTCCACCATTGTGATATTTAGAGATAAGTTCGCGATAATACTCTTCAGGTGCGTCGCATATGGTGATACCATTCACCTGAAGAACCGCGTTTACAAGAAGTGGCTGTCGCGGAGCAAAGACAGGATCATACTCCTTTTCTAGGACACTTCCGTAGTTAGTCCATTCATTGTTATTCGCCACATCTTTGCGACGAACAAACCAGAGTATTTCTTCAAGGGGGTGATTGGCTTCAAGAGGCAGTGAGATGCGAATTGTATCTGCTCCGCTCTTCGCAATTGTATATTTAAGAGGCTCAGCGAATGAGAACGTTTGGACTTCTCGGTGTAGAAGTTCAAATGGTTTACGAAGCATCGCTTCGCGCAGTTTTCCATCGAGAAGAGAACCAAATGTAAGAAGACGAATACTCTCGAATGTAGGCTCATCTTGTTCCGTCTGTACGGTTATAAATTTATCGAATTCATAGGCTGTATCTTTGAATGTGATATCTCTCAGAAGAGGGAGTGATGTTGTTGTATCACGATATCCACGGCGCTGCCGAATACAGTCTGAGAAGGGGCGAAGAGTTATATGAATACGCGTTGAACCCTCTTTGATCGCAATCATTGGAAGGGCTGCGCGAAGACGTTCGCGCATGAAAAAAAACGGCAAAATACAGTGTAATATACCATCTTCAGTGGGATAGAGGCGCGTTGGTGACCAATTCATGAGATTTGGAATAGAGGTCTGTCCGAGATGATCAACTGCGACACCAATCTGTGTATTTAGTGTTGAGTAGAGGTTACTAAATGTATTAATAAAGTCACCATCGATTTCTTCGATTGTCTTACCGTCAATCTCTAGTTCAGCTTTCTCAATAATGGCGGTTCCTAAAGAATTCGCATAGAACCAGGCCTGGTCTGGATCAACATAGGTATACCGTCCAGATTGGATGAGAAGACAGGTTGTTGCGTCGAGCCAGTGTTTTAGCCGGATTTGAACTGCGCAGCCAAAAACCATGTCTCCGCATGGGACGGAGCCAATATCAAAAGTGAAACGCTGTCCGAATGTAGCAGGTCCACGGAAGGTGAAATCAGCTATGTGTGGAACTGCTGGAACAATTCTGCGCTCTGGGTTCCGTGTAAACCATGTGTTTTCAGTATTCAGTGGAAAAAGATCATTATCTTGACGATCTCTGCTAGTAAGATCTAGCAGTGTTGTTATATCACCACTCATCAGTCTACAATATGAAAGCAATATAGTTTAAACGCCCCCTCCGATGTTAAATTTAAGTCTCGATATTAAATAGAATGAGTAACAGTAATTCGCGCTACAACAGCCCGATGGTCGATTTAAAAAAGTGGTATGAAAATGTAATTCTTGATGCGGGACGTCTTACGTCTATGAAGGATCCGGAATTACAGCGCATGTATGCGAGCACAGTTGTTAATAGCATGGATCACCTTTTACACGCGCTTGATGAAAAGATAAATATGGTTGAAGAGGCTGACAGACGTCGCGATCTGACCTCTATAAAAAATGCTGTTGTACGGTCTATGGATCACGTAAAGAAAGACTTTACAATCACTGGTCCTCCGTATGTGAAGTATCCGTGGAAGAATGCTAACTCAAATGCTACACTGGCGCAGATACAAGAAACATTAGCAAAATCAATTGCGCGGGTAAATACGGGTGCGTCTGTCTTAAAAACTAACACTGGTCTAAGTGCGAATGGTGCGATTAGTTCTGCGAGTTTAGATGCTGCAAATGAGGCTGCGAATGAGGCTGCTACTGCCGCTGCTACTGCCGCTGCTACTGAGGCTGAGACTGCTACTGTTGCGGCAAATGAGGCTGCTACTGCCGCTGCTACTACTGTTGCGGCAAATGAGGCTGAGGCTCTTGCTACTGTTGAGGCCGAGAATGAGGATGAGAATGAAAATAATGTTTTTTCACTTTCAGGTAACAACAGCACACCTGCGTTAACAGCTACGGGTAACACAAGTAAGAACAACAATGCCGCCCAAGGTGGCCGCAGACGTCTCAATAAGAAGCGTGCTACACGTAAGAATAAGAAGAGCCGTCGCCAAGCCAAGAAGAGCCGTCGCCAACTAAAGTAATCGTCTAGCGAGTTTACCCCCCTTATATTTACGCTTGAGTTCTTTGAATATATATTCAAAAGCCTCAATCATATTCAGGTTCTTACCTAGCAGCTCAACGCCGAGAATTCGCTCGTATAGCGCAGTAATCTCATCACACATCTTATATGCTCCACCTTCTCGTAGGACACCAACTACACACAAATTCCATGTCTCCGAGAGAACAGCCTGTTCTGGTTCAGCACGAATAAGCGCAACCTCGCATACATATACTATAAATTCAATGACCTTCTGTAGCTTATTCTCAGGAAACCAATCAAAAATGCGCAATTCAATACCGTGATTGTAGTGTTTTCTATAATTTATGTCCATTCCAATCTGTTCAAGAGGTATATATGCGCTTGTTTTATGATAGGTTGTATACCACCAGAACGAGTTAGTGCTACCAATAACGTCGTTAACACGCATTGTCATAATCTTACCTTCAAGCATTGTATCCGTATTATATGTACCAATTCCTATATATCTTGAAACAGCACATCGCTGTGAGCCTTTTGAAAAAGCATTTGATACTGAAGAAAATGGATCCGCAGTTCCATACATTGCGATAAGAAAGGGTTCGAGCCACTGGATCATAAGAATACAGGCTCTATGCTGTTGTTTGAAGACCTCTGGATATGCGAGTACAGGTTCACCGTCTTCTCCCTTTGTTCCAAGTAATGACGGTAATGTGATATTAATATGATATGTTCCATTATTAAACATGACGACATTTCTGGGATTACTGTAAAAGACAGCAAAACCTGGGTTGCGGGGTGGATAGAGAAGCAGGCCCTTATCTTTATGAAGTCCTCTCACCACTAAGAAACGATTGAGTTCTTTTAGGAATTTTAATTTATAGCTGATCAATTCTTTGATCGCGCGAGCCGCAGTTGTTTTATAAAAATCAAGCGTCATGAATTCAACAGTGTCGCCGTCAAATACATATCGCAGATCATGATCCTCTTTAAAAAGAGCTGAAAAGTCGCTCAGTTCAGCGAGCAGTGTTTTTCCAGAGAATTTGGGATTTGGTTTCGGAACTTTTTCATAGGTTGTTGAATGAATGCCACGTACGTCAAGTTTTGACAAACAGTGGCCATTCATGAAGAAAGGGAGTGGAAAGCAGCCTGAGGAGTCAGGAAACATTGTTAAAAATGCGTCTTCATGTATGGGTTTGTATACTTTGTAGTAGTCTACACTATAACGTTCTGCTTTATGGCAGGTACGTAAAATAGGAGCCGCAACCTGTATTGGTTTCTGGAACTGGAAATACGTTTCAAGTTCTATACCAAGTCCCCAGAACAGTTCATTGGAACCGTAAGTACTTTTATATTTTTTATGTTTATCTAAGACCTTGGCCATCTCCCCTATTTTAACGAAACTTTAGTTTTGTTAAAATAAATGTCAAACAAGGTTAGAAACTCGTTAAATCTTACGTGTATGTTTCTTTCCAGGGCGTTTTGATCGTCTAGTTTTGCGTTGTCCACCACGTACCTGTAGCTGACGTTGAGTTCCATATAATAATCTTTTAAGGTTTTTCCGCGCAGGATATAACTTATATAGCTGTTTATATAAAAATTTTTTAGCTAATAAATCTTTATTATATCTTTTCTTAGATAGACTTTTAAATTTAGAAGGATTAGCTAATGTACGAAATATAAGATAATTTTGAGCATTATTAGCTTCAGCATTATTAGCTCCAGCATTATTAGCTTCAGCATTATTAGCTCCAGCATTAGCTCCAGCATTAGAATTTACATCATTCAATTCTGCTAAATTATCTCTCTGCTCTTCATTATACTTTGTAAAAATATCCCTATTATCTCTTAATATATAATCTATTAATGTACGAATTGTTGTTGGATGAAAACAGGTTTCTCCAATTGTATCAAATAAATAATATAATGTATCATAATAATCATAAACATAAGGATCAAAAACAAACATACTTATTATTGATACTAAAACTTCAGTAGGGCTTGATATTTTAGTCATCGTTTCTATATCAATATCATCTATACTAATTTTTTTACTTTTAATTCTGTATTTTATCGTTAGGGGTTTTCTAGAGCGGGGCGCTCCACCAGACTGTGGAGGACGAGTGCGATCTTCTTCATCTTCATCAGTTTTTTGCTTATATTCATCTGCTTTTTCTGCTAATGCTTGAAATTTATCTACATATATCTCTCTACGTCTAACATTTGGTAGCTGTGGTGCTCGCAATACTCCAATTTTGCTTCTAACTACTGAAAGAAATGTAGCTGTTGCTGATGGCCGCTCTGCCGATGGCCAATTTATATTTAAAAAAGCTGAACCTGGAGGTACTATATCTTGTACATATTTAAAAGGATTACAGACTGACATTGAAAAGGTTACATTATTTACTATAATATTAGTAATTATAGTTTGTATGGTATACTTCTTATAGTTTTTTCTGAAATCTTCAAGCGATATTTTATCATTATTAACATCTTCTAATCTATTAATATCAATAGATACAATACTATTTAATATAGTAATAGCATCATCTAAAAATATTTCTATATCACGATTAAAAGCTCCAAATATAGTTCCTGATCTTTCTCTTATATTTACTAATGTCCTTCTTTCAGTATATAAATTATATATATTTTTTGCTTTATTTAATGTATCTAAATTAAGTCTTACCTCTTTAATTATATTTATTAAAATATTTATCTTATCGGTTATTTTTTGTCTTCTAGTTTGTAGTTCTCTTGCTTCTGGAGTAGGATCAATAAACAAAGTTAATGTGGCTTTTGAAACCTTTGTTTCTTTATTCCATTTAGAAATATAATAATTTACATACCATTTTAAACATAATGCGGCTAACATATAATCACATGTAAAAACAGCAGCATCAGTGCGTCGGTTAGCTAAATAAGCAAAATAGGCGATAGATATGTCACCAAAAACTTCTTTACCAAGTAAAAGAGCACATATAAAGTATATTTTATCATTACCAATAAATTTATCTATTTCTTTACGTTTTTGATTATTTCCTAAAAAACAGTTACTACCATCTATAGGTGGATTAAGATCATCACCAGGAAATGGAAAGTTTGGACCTCCTGGAGAAGTCGGTGGATATGGTGTATAAGCAGGCCACCCATTTTTATCAGGTGTACCATTATCATTTGATGGTACACCAACAATATGTGTTCCATATATTTTCTCTATATCATTAATACTCAACTTAAAACGAATATCACATGATTTATCAGTATTTATTCTTGCTTTAAACCACATTATGTTTGGCCCAACTATTTTGTCAAAAAATGGTTTCTTTAATTCTATAATCTCATTTATTTGCGGAAAAAATTCATCATTATCAGTTACTTCTGATCTAGATGCGGGATCTGTATAATCAGCTGGAGTTTGTATAACGGTACTATTACTAAAAATTTTTTTTGGATTTCCTCCACAGTCACGAAAAAACTTTGTAATTCCATTGGGTAATACTATTTCTCCACCTTTACCATTCGCAGCACGTACACTATTGCCTGTATCTAGTTGAGTAATCGTATGTATTACTTTTATAAAATTATCATGAACTAATGAATCTGCGTTTGTTTTAATTTCATCATTTATAAGCTGATAATTATCGCAATTATCAACACCATATAATAGTCGTAAAGCATCTTTTTCTTCAGGTAGTAATTCTCCTTGTGTAGATAAATCTTTACAAGTATCTCCAAGTCCGTACCTATCAAAAGGACGAGATCCGAGTAAACTTGGTAATAAGTGTGGCTTATATACTAGATCACCTGTAACTATAACATGGTGATCTTGCTCTTGTACAACCTCCATTCTTTATAAGATGAATATTTTATTTATCTTATGTAGAATGGAAACTCCGTCAACTCCGTCAACTCCGTCAACTCCGCCAACTCACAACTGGGCTACTGGATTTACTGACAGTGTTGATTTTTACAATCATTACTTACAGAAGTTTGCTCAGCAAACACAAGTTATCGCGACTGAGGTAGCCAAAGCAGAAAGTCAATCTCTTCTTGTAATTGATATGCAAAATGACTTTATATTAAGTCCTATAGACTCTAAACGGCCTGGTAGATTTTCTGTATCCGATGGATTAACAATGGCCCCGATGCTCGCTGAATTTATAGAAAAGAATGCTTCAAAATTTTCAAAGATCATTTTTTCAAGAGACACACACACTCATGATCATTGTTCTTTTAATACAAGAGGCGGTGCTTTCCCTCCTCATTGCGTTGCTAATCATGATGGTGCCGCGATGCATGATTCAATGATGCCGTTCGCATCCCTTGATAAGGTGGATGTTATTTTCAAGGGATGTAATCAAGGCGCGGATTCATTTAGCGCTGTACCTTATGTTAAAAAGAATAACTCAAATACATACCCGAAAGCTCGTCAAATAACTTGCCCTGGGGACGGTCTTAAGAACACAGGTAGTAGATATTTGAAGCAGAATGATGGTGAGACAGATGTGGATTTCAAAGCACGCAGATTTGGCCCTAAGCCTTTTTCATTTAATGAGTGTGTATCATTGCCTACTGAATGTTCTGATGCGACGACTGATGCTATAAATATGGAATTAAGTGATTTATTCAAGGTAGAAGAATTACTACCTAATAAACAGACTGATGGTGTACATAATATTTATGTGGTAGGTCTTGCGGGTGATTGGTGCGTGAAGGATACAGCTATGAATATTATGAAATCTCTAGTTGACGGTAAAGTAAATGGTGTAGCAATTAATGTATATGTATTACAGCCTTATGTTCGTTACCCTATGCTACCTATTCAGTTAACCCGTACGACCGCTGATGACTATTTAAATATACAAGAGGGAAAAGATATAGATAAGTATTTATTTACATTGGTACCTTCTTTACATTTATTAACACAAGCTGAAGTTAAGTCGGAAGAAGTTGTGAATGATGTTAGAAATATAAAGGATCTGGCCAACAAACTCGCAAATATTGAAAAAGTTAATAATAGTGCTAATGAAAAGAATGCCGCAAGAGCACTTCTTTCTAAAGCAAGAAATGATCTTGCTTTAGCAAATGTGGATCCAATCTATGCTTCATTTATAACAGGTATAAAGCCTTTATTACATGATTATTCTGATACAGGCGTTAAGATCCTTATGAATATACCTGATTTTAGTATGACTGGAGGTAAACGTCGCAAGAGCAGAAAAGCATCTAAGAAGTCTCGCAAGCAGCGCTCTCGCAAGCAACGCTCTAAAAGTCTCGCAGTTTAAAGACCGTAGACTAAATAAACTTGAAGCGATATGCTTCATCACTCTAGATAGCTCAGTTGGTAGAGCGGGGGATTGTAGTTAACTTAAAATAACTAAGCAATGAATCTCCCCAAGTCATTGGTTCGATTCCGATTCTGGAGACAGTTTCAAGACTATTTTATAATCTTGAAACTTTTCTTGAAATTATTTTTTTAAAAACTCACTTATTCTTCTTTTTTCTTTGAACGCGCATATATTTTCCATAACGCTTTAATTTTCTTGTTCTTCCAATCTTTTTTTTATTCCCTCCCATCATTCCTAAAAGTGTAAGAATAACTGTATACACAGTAAGATCTTTTATATCTGGAAGAAAAGGTGGTGTTATCTGGATATAATTATCGACTGGAATTTCGCCTCGTATCTGATGATTTGGAACATCATCAAAAAAATAGACGCGATCTTTTAATGTCTCGTCGTATTTAAAACTACGTCTATCCATCAGTGTTTTCACATCTTCAAGACGCTTAGGTATTCCTTCAGCACGTTCACCATCTGTTGCGGTCATTATTCCATCAAAAACATAAGAAGTTCTTAAAAAGAGGCTGAGTTTTATATGAAACATGTTAATAAATCCATCTGCTGGATTATTTGTTAGAAGAAAAATAGCAGTGACCTTTTTAGGCCGCATACTAATCGCTTTGCGAATAATATCAATCGCATTCGGATTGAAAATAAGCTTTTCATTATCTACGCTATTTCCTATAATTGTTTGGTCCATATCCCAGACAAGGATGAGACCCGTGTCCATCTCTAAGTTAACCATACAATTTAATTTAAGTCTCACCTGTAGAATAGAATAAATGAGTTCGCTTGTCCCCGCCACAGAGTATTTTTTTAAAGATCCTCAAATTCAAAGAGCAGCAAATACTGTATATGAGTATGTTGCTGCTTTTAACGCAGCAAATGCGGCCACTGGGATCAAGTATCAATTTAAATCAGACTATGAGAGAATGCAATATGTAATTGGGCGGGAGGGACGTGTTGTTAATTCTATAATTCTCCCAACTCCTCCACAGAATGTGACAGGTACTATTGGAAATACAGTTGCTTATCTGAATTGGCTTGCGCCTGTGTTAAGCGATGCTCCAGTTATTAATTATAAAATTGAGTCAATCCCTCCCACAACTACAATTTTTTCTGTAACTACGAATGTAATATTTTCAGGTCTAACTAATCTAACAGCTTACGTCTTTATAGTGTACGCAAAGAACCTCGTAGGATTTTCTTTACCTGCGCTGTCTACCACACTTATACCACACGATGTTCCTACTCAGCCACTTAATGTAACCGCAATTGCTGGAGACCAAGAAGCAGATGTATCTTGGGATGCTCCTGCGAATGATAATGGTGGACCGATTGATATATATACTGTTACATCAAATCCTGGTAATATTACAGCTACAGTTTCAGCCCCGACAACAACGCTAACAATAACAGGATTGACAAATGATATCTCATATACATTTACAGTTATTGCGCACAATGACGCAGGTAATTCACTCCCATCAGCTCCGTCTTCCGCAGTAACACCTGCCGAGACTTAAGGTGAATAATTAAATTTAAGTCTCACCGTTAGAATGGATGGACATTTATTTATTATTTTAACCTTCTTGAATTTATGGTGGATCGCTATGTGGGGTATAGTATTCATAGCAGTTGAATATTTATCAGGTAAATCAAAAATGATTGAACTTGCTATTTATATTTCTATGATGATTGTGATCTTATTATATCTTAGATACAATCCGCACTTAACGGATCATATGGTTTAACGTCGTGACTTTAACCATAAGGTGGTGTCTTAGGTTCATAAGGTGGTGCTCGTCTCTCTCCAGTATCAAGAGGTACGGATAGAATAGTCTTTACCTTCTCCAAAAGCGATGACGTGGTCCACGCATTACTCGTCGCTACGACTGTTACTGTTGAAGTCTTTTCTGTCAATACAGGAAAGTCTTCAATATAATTTCGCCCATGAAAAGCCTTGGGAAACGCATGCGTCTTGATAAATCCTTGATTAAAAGGGCGAGTAGTATTCTGAGTTTCAGGAAGCCACTGACGTGTAGTCTCCTTGTTATGAGACTGGATCTCTAGTTCAGCATCGTCTAGAATACGGCATGTACTCATTGTGTTATTTATTTCTTTGATTGACATCACTTCAAATTTGACAAACAACCCTTCATCCTGGGTAGGCAAATGTCATATTCTCTTTGTATAGTTGAATCACCCGCAAAATGCGGGAAAATCCAAGGCTTTCTAGGCCCAGGATGGAAAGTTGTCGCATCCATGGGTCATATCCGTGCTCTTGAAGAAAATGTTGAAGCAATCGGCATCGATAGAGATTTCGAGCCTCGCTACGCTTTTATTAAGGAAAAGGGCAAGTCAATGACAGCCATTCGTGAGGCTGCGAAAGATGCTCACACTGTCTTCTTAGCAGCAGACGATGATCGCGAGGGTGAAGCAATTGCGTATAGTGTGGCTATTCTTCTAAAGCTTGATCCTGCGAAGACACCTCGCGCAGTCTTTCATGAGATTACCAAGCCAGCAATTGCGAAAGCAATCGCAAACCCACGCCGCATTGATATGAACCGTGTAAATGCGCAACAAGCGCGGGCTGTTCTTGACATGATGGTTGGCTTTACAATTAGTCCTCTTCTTTGGAAGCATGTCGGTCCATCCCTTTCCGCGGGGCGATGCCAGACACCCGCCCTTCGTCTTCTTGTTGACAGGGAGCGAGAGATCACCACATTCCAGAGCCAGACGAGTTGGCGGATTTCTGGAGGATGGGCATCGAGTACCCTATCATTTCAAGCCACTCTCTTCGATGAACTAGATGACCAGGTGTCCGCTCTAAATTATCTAGAAAATATCCATAACGATGCGCGCGGCACAATCCTCTCCACGAAAACACAGGCGCGCATGGAAAGTCCTCCTAAACCCCTTATTACAAGCACGCTTCAGCAGGAAGCATCTGCGCTCTTCTCTTCACAACCCAAGCAGACAATGAAGGCTGCGCAGAAGTTGTATGAACAAGGGCATATCACTTATATGCGCACGGATTCCACCTACATGTCTGAAGAAGCAGTGAAGGACGCTCAAAGCTGGGTACAGTCGCATTTTGGCGCAGACTATATTGGCTCAACGCCGCAGACCACAAAGAAGCAAGTTGTCGCAGCACAGGAAGCTCACGAAGCCATTCGCCCTACCCATATGGAACATGTATCTCTCGATGGTGACTGGACACCGTTTGAACTGCGTATCTACAAGCTTATTTGGCAGCGAGCAGTTCAGAGTGTCATGACGCCAGCTCGTTCAGAAGAGCATATTGTCCTCTTCAACGCAGTAGGAGATCCTGGTGAGTTTGTCTGGCAGGCTATTTGGAAGCGGAGTGTATTTGATGGATGGAAGAAGGCTGGTGCGGCAGCTGTTGATCTTGATGAGACCGAAGAAGCCATCACACAAGGCGTAGATACATGGGCAGCTGCTACACAGCTCAAGGAAGGTGCGTCTATTAAGTGGACCACACTTCTCGCCCAACCGCATGATACAAAGCCTACAGGCCGTTTTACAGAGGCCACGCTTGTTCGTGAACTTGAACGGAAGGGAATTGGTCGCCCTAGCACATTTGCGTCGCTTGTTGGGACTGTCTTAGAGAAGGAATATGCGAAGAAGGAGGATAAACCTGCGAGGGAGGTTGAGATGACGAGTTATCATATTGAAAAGCTTAATCAGTGGCCGCCTATTCGTCAGATCCAGAAGAAAAAGGTGGGCGCGGAGAAACAGAAGCTTTCACCGACTATTCTTGGCGTATCAGTCCATGATTTCTGTATTCGTGAATTCTCACAGCTGTTTGATTATGGCTTTACGAAGAAAATGGAGGACCGTCTGGATTTGGTCGCACAAGGCTCGGAACCCTGGAAGGGTGTGTGTCGTGATACATGGGCATCATATAAGGACAAACTTGGTGAATTGAAGAAAGGTCCATCATTAAAGCCGAGTGAAAAGATGTTTGGAAATGTGAAGGCTGCGCAGACAAAGAAGGGGCCTCTTCTGATGATTGAAGGAGAGCCGACAAAGTTTCTAGGATGGCCAGAGGGTGTTGCGTTTGCTGATATTACGCAAGAGCAGGTCACTGCGTTCTGTGAAGCAAAGACCGATGTGATTGGTACACTTGAAGAGAAGCCTATTATCAAGAAGAAGGGGCCTTACGGCTTCTATCTAGAGTGGGGTTCAACACGTATTCCCTTTGTAGATGACGATACAATTGATACAATTCAGACGAAGCTGCGATCAAAGGGACAGAGTATTCTTCATACACTGGGTCCTTATGAATTTCGTCGCGGTCCATATGGAGTTTATATGATGAAGAAGGGGCCAGTAAAGGGAAAAGCAAAGCCGACGTTTGTGTCTATTCCAGATGGACTGGATCCTCATCTTCTTACAGAAGAGGCGGCTGCGCGTATCTATTTGAATGGTTCGGGTCGTAAAAAGTAGCCTTCTTATTAACGTCGTTGGACATTTGGTGATGGATCTTAAATTTAACGAAGCTCTTCGAGCTTCGTTAAATTTAAGACTCACCTGTAGAGATGGCTCCCATCACATTTCCGGTTTATATACTTTTTTTTGTCATTTTTTGTATTTTAGTTTTTTTTCTTGTTAAAACTCCATCACATAGTTTGAAAAATCCTTTTCCATATTCGTTTCTTTCAACTGAATATATTCCCACTGTAGTTTCTGAAAAAGATAAGAAAACGATTACATGGATTATTCATATGTATCCACCTGTTCATAATGCGGGTGCGGAATGGATGGCGCATTGCATAAATAAATATTTAATTGATAAGGCTGGATTTAAAGTAAATGTAATTGTTCCTTCATTCCCAATTAAATCATTTGAAGGGGTAAATATTATAACATTTAATGAGACTGAAAAGGTAGAAAGAGCGATTACCCATTCTTGTATTTTAGTATCTCACTTAGATTATTCACGCCATGCTGTACTAACAGCGGCTCAAGCAAAAAGACCAATTGCTCTTGTTATGCATAATCACCAACAAGAACCCCTCTTAGAATGGGTGTCTAGTCGTATATCCAGTCAAAATATTCATTTAATTAATAACAGTTCATGGATAAAACAATTATACGGCCATTTACATTATAATTCAATTGTTGTTTATCCTCCTGTTTATTGGAAAGAATATCAGACATCTCCGACAAGTCATCATAAATATGTCACATTAATTAATTTAAATTCAAATAAGGGTGGCAATGTTCTTATACAACTTGCGCAACGTATGCCTGATGTACAGTTTTTAGGTGTAGAGGGTAGTTATGATAATCAGATTAAAAATACAAGTGTAAAAAATATACGTTATATTAAAAATACACCAAATATAAAGGAAGTTTATTCAATTACACAGATATTAATTGTACCCAGCAGAGAAGAGTCTTGGGGGCGTGTAGCAGTAGAAGCAATGTCTTCTGGTATTCCGATTATTGCAAATCCAACACCTGGTCTTAAAGAAGCATGTGGATCTGCTGGACTTTATGCTAATTATGATAATATATCAGAATGGGTTTCTATTATTAGAGAACTACAGTCTAATACATTGTTCTATAAAAAGAAGAGTTCTGAATGTTTTGCACGTGCTCAAGAATTAGATCCCACATACCAACTTTCGAAATTATCACTTTGGTTACAAGAGATTGAATGGAACAAATCGAGTACTGAATTGATTTTATAAGGTCATAAGGTCATAATGTCGCAACGTCGTAACGTCGTAACCTCGTAACCTCGTAACCTCGTAACGTAGTAATCTCGTAAGTTTCGGCCAAGGCCGACCCTTAGGGTGACTTTATTTTATATGCTCACCCTTAACGATAAGACTTTAATTTTGTTAAATTAAAGTCTCACCGCTAAGAAATGGGAGACGCATCTACGCCCAAACCAGATGATCCCGCCAAGCCAAAACGTTTTATGAATGGCTGGAGCAAAGAACAGGATGCTCTTATGGCCGATTGGTCTGATATTGCTGGTTGCTATCGCTGGATGCATGACCGTGCTGAAAAGCAATATACAAGACAAAATATGAGCATGACAATTCCTGTTATTATTCTTTCCACAATTACAGGTACAGCGAGTGTTGGTATTAGTAGTATTGCGGGTGGTGATGAGCAGATACAAAAATATATGAACTTCGGTATCGGCGGTCTGAGTTTAATCGCTGGTATCCTCACAACACTCAATAATTTTCTTAGATATGCGCAGCTCAGTGAATCAAACCGTGTGGCGGCGGTTGCGTGGGGCAAGTTCCAGCGCTTAATTGCGGTCGAACTTGCTCTCAATCCTCTTGAACGTATGGACAGTTTAGATTTTTTGAAGATTTGCCGTGCTGATCTAGATCGTCTAATTGAACAGAGCCCTCCCATTCCTGATAGAGTAATTGCGTCTTTTGAGCATGAATTTAAGGATAATAAGAAGCTGCGCCGCCCAGATATTTGCCACGGTCTTGATCATACAACTGTATTTGACACATCACAAAGCAGACTGAAGAACATGACAGCTGACGCAGCAATGATGCTTCTACAGAAAAAGAAAGCTCTGCGTAAGGAAATTGTTCCTGATCTAGACCGAATGATCGAAAGTGCGGTATCTGCGTCGACTGAACGGATTAAGAAGGAAATAGAAGAAAAGTATTTGAAGGATATGGTCGAATCAATTGTAAAACCTACACATTCAACCCTGTTCAAAGCATCTGAGACTGATTATAGTACATTACTTGAACAGAGGAGAAAAGTGATGGGAGTTGCTAAGCCTCCCACTGACGGTTCTCCTGATGAAAATATATATGTTGATTTCTCGAAGGGAACACCGAGCAAACTATCACCTGCAGCATCAGATCTTCTATCTAGCAGCACACCACCTGAAGGAATTTCTATAGCTGTAGAAGAAGAGAAGAAATAATTCAACGTCACGACGTTACCAGAGCGGCGCAGAGACAACCGCAAATTTCGGCAGCAACTTCTTGAGTGTTGTCGCAACAGCTTCAACAAGAGCAGGCGGTACAGCATTTCCAATCTGTACCACAATCTCTTTCTTATTGCCTTCCATCTTGAAGTCGCTGGGAAATCCCTGGATTTGCTTGAGTTCATCCGCAAGGAGAGTTCGCACAAAAGCACTACCATCTGGCTTTCGTAGCCCAACAAGCAGTCGCGGTTGGTGATCATATGTACAAATAATCGTCTTACTAGGCGCATCCACATTGATAATTTCAGAGTGGATGGGGCTGTCACGTTTCGTACAGCTCAGCAGCTTCTCCCTGCTCTTCAGAACCACGAAAGGGTGTGGTACTCCTGTAGGCTGCGCATCTTGTGAAACAGGGAGTGCATTTAGTTCAAACCCCTCTGGGATTGTATCAAGAGGGTGGGCACCTTCCATTGAATTCGTGATAAATGAGCGCATAACAGGCATAGTCTTCGTTGCGCCGAACGCAGCAACAGATGCCCAGAAACTCGTCGGCTCCAGATTTGTTACACGTGTAGTATCCCAGCCTACAAGCAAGATGCGCTTTCTTTTCTGAGGCACACCAAACCGAACTGCTTCTAGGATCTGGTGGGTGATCTCATAGCCAATTGCGCGAAATGCGTCCTTAATAAGGTCAAGCAAGAGAGGATCTGTATCAAGTGGGCCGGACATCATAGTCGTCAGCCCCACAACATTTTCTCCAATTAAGAAGCGCGGTCTAATTTCTTTGACGGCACGGACGAACTGCCTGAACATTTGATTACGTGGATCCGTCACCTGTTTCTTTCCCGCCCGAGACACACCCTGGCAAGGGAAGCCCGCAAAGACAATATCCGCCTTATTTTTGTACGCCGCGAACTCTTCGTCAGGAACACTTCTGATATCTGAGTTCTTAGATCTCGGCTCAACGATAAGCTTTGCGCCTGGAAAATTTGCGTCGTGTGTCTTGATCGCAGCCTTATTAAATTCATTGTACGCAATAACCTTGAACCCAGAGCGTTCAAGACCAAGAGTATCTCCACCACAACCTGAAAAGAGGGAAATTGCTTGGCGTCGGGAACACATTTTTCTAACCAGCCTGTGCAGTTTCTGCTGCAGTCAAATTTAGATCAGCACTTATAGATATAGTATATAATATATTTAATATCTTTGATGTCTTTTTCAATAACAGTAACTATGCCTGAATTTAAAAATAAAGAAGAGTATGAAAAATATAAAATGTATAAAGAAATGTCAATATGTCGTTACTGTAAGAAAGATGTTTTATCTTACCCACGAGCCAATATAACTGCTAGTTTTGATCGATGGGGATATGAAGGGGTTACACGTATATGTGCGTGTAATGGTATAGATCCTTTAAATAAAGATACTTCAGTAAGAAAGAAATGGGTAGTATATGGTAAAAATGGATGGATAGTTAATGTAACTCCTTTTCATTCGATTGAAAAGGACGCTACCTTTTCCGTTGATAAAAAATACAGATATGCTCTTCATAGAATATGGGATCAAACTATGAACAAAATTCTATTTATAATGATAAATCCTTCAACTGCAACAAAAGATGAGGATGATAAGACAATAAAGAAGATTATGGAAATCAGTGACAAATGGAATTATGGAGGTGTATATGTAGGAAATCTGTACCCCTATTGTTCATCTAAACCCTCGGAACTAAAAAATATTCAAATACCAGATGAAATTTATAAAGAAAATATGAGACATATTCAAGAAATGGTATCTAAATGTAGTCTATTCGTATATGCGTGGGGAACAAAAGGTCCTGATGAACGGCAACAAGAGCCCGAATGGCTAAAAAATATAATTAAGAATGATGTGTATTGTATAAATAAATCTGTAAAAGGTGTTCCAATGCATCCAAATCAATGGGGGCCAAATGTAAAACCTATTCCTGATGAACCAATCTTATTTAGAAGTATTGGTCTTACTTCTTTTCAAGAACTTCCAACCGATCCTGAATGTTCTGGAGCATATTAAAGATAGGTTCAAGAAATGCTACCTTCTCTTGGTCATAGAACCTCGCTAGAGGAAGACTTTTAGAATAGGAATTGCGTTCAATCTGCTTTCTCTTTTCATCGAGTATGTTCTCAAGTGTCTTCAATGGAAATGCTTTTTTCTCTGATACATTTGCTGTCTCAATTCGTTTTTGTTCTTCCAACGCAGCAAGTCTAAGACGCAATAAGTTAAGATCGGAATCAAGTTGAGACATTATTTAACTGAAAATAAAAATAATATTCAATTTTTATTCTTACTTCAGGTCCATGCGAAGATTGCTAATCCCCTGACTACTTCCCCAGCGAAGATGTCCATGAAAGGGATCCATTCCCTCACAGTGAAATTCAAACCGAATATCGAGCCCCTTTTGTAGGATAACACTGTTGATCTTGGACAGTGTGAAGTTTGGATACCATGCGCAGTTAAAGTCACCATCCAGATTTCCGCGAACAGTGAGCCACAATTCCTTCTCATTCAAGACCCCATTTGCGATGGCGAGAACTTCAGTCATAAGCCCACGTGTATCCTCTTCAGTTACCGAAAACGCATCAACGATCTGACGCCGCTCTTCCTCAAGAACTGGGCGTTTCTCGTGGGATCTGTACACTGCTTTCATTTCCTTTCCAAATTCTGTCTTTGGTTCACCTTGTGTCTTACAGTCGAGAGTAAACCACTCTTCAAAGGTGGGAATAGGTGCTTTAATGTTAAACTTATTCTTCAGAACCTCTGACGCAATAAGCTTATCATACCACAACTTCGCATAGATTTTGGTGAATGCGAACTTCTCACAACCACCGTTGTAGAACTGAATTCCAGCCGCCCAAGGCTTCTCGCCCTCTTTAATCGGTGTCATAGTTTTTCCTCCCTTGTGTTCAATCTTCTTCCAGACCGACATCTTAGGAGTAATTTGAACCAGGACCTCAAAGTCATGATGAGTGCCGCGAGAACTTCCAGTGCGCCGCCTCGCACCCACGATCATAATATTTAGCATTCTCTGCGCTGTTTCAATGATCTTTTGCCCACATTCATTTCTAGCGTTGATACCGTCGACAATTTTGCTAATGTCTGCGTCTTCATTTGCGCCAGCATTTGCTTTCGTACGTTCAGCCATTTTCTTAGAAGTCTAAGAAGCAGCAATTGAGTTCAATTTTATACGGTCTAGATAACAAAAATAAGCAGTATAGCATGTGGATAAATGAATTAACGCATGAAAGACCATTTGTGTATTCCAATCAGGATCGAATGACATCATGTTCAGTTTTTGTCCAGCAAAATACGATAGCAAAGAATACGAGACTGCGACAAACCAGATGAGACCTCCTCGAGGTCCTACTTGATAGACATTATAGAGCGCACATATATTGAAATTAACTATCGCAATACAGTCTAATTCAAATAACCACTGCTCACGAGTTCCGTGAAATCCAACTGTTGTAAATGTTAAAAAAAGACAAGACGCAAGATCGTAATTAAATCCAGCAGTATAGGCTATGTAGGAAGGGATAAGATAAGTAAGGCCAGATAATACAAGTATCGGCTCAGGTATTTTATGATCATCGCGCCATGTCATTTATTAGAAGACGTAATTACTTTTTAGACCCATCACAGTCCTCTTCATCCTCTGACCAGAAGTCATCAAGGTCAATGATACAGATATCGCACAGAAAGTACCCAACACAATCATTCTCCGCATGTGAAGCTCCACAGCCTGCGCATATACCGAAGGTGTGAAACTCCTCTTGCTTACACTCATAGCAGATAGCCTTATCACCCTCACCACATACTACGCAGCTACAGTCGGGCATTTTGGATACAATCTCAGCGCCGCACCGACACTTCATTTTTTCGTGCGCTAATTAATGGTGAGACGTTACCAAATCAAAGATAAGTTCCTCAAAGTCCAAAGGCGCATCTTCCTCTACTGAAATAATATCTCGCGCCCACGAGCCAATCAAAGGGCTATCCCCACGGTAATCACCACCTCCGCGACCGTTGCCCTCGCATGTTAGCAAAGGGAGAGGGTGGTACTTCATTCCTTCCTCTCCTGCCTTACACGCCATCTTATCCACAAACTGTCTCTTGCTATGATTGACGATGTATCGATACATTGTCGTATCTTTCTCTTGCGGATTGATCATTGTGTACTCATCGCACATTTGGTACAAATTTTTCTCCTTGTCAGGATCAGCATCCGCGTAATCCCCAGCCCATACGATGCGCGACTTGTGGTGTGGGCCATCAGGGCTCAGACCAAACTCAAATGTCGATACGAAATTGTTTCTAAGATACGAGTGCTCCGTCAACTTCAGACCGTTGTTGTAGTTGTGGGCGCACATCCAGACAATAATCTTTCCATCAGCGCTAAGAACAATTGGATAGTAGTACTGTCCCATTTTATCTTTGTATTCTAAAAGTGTAAAGGTTATTTCAATTTTTTTAAGTCTCCCCTTTTAATAGATGGAAATTGCGAAAAGACTTCGTTCAGTTACTAAGGAGGAAGCAATTAAAAGTTACGAGGATCTTAAAGCCTTGGACTGCGCGGATATTGGAAAAAACTCACGTGTCGGCCTACCTTGCCTTGACTATTTTCTTCTGAAGCACCGTATTAAAGCAAAGACGAAGCGTCATATTTCTTTTTATAATGCGATGAAAGACGATACTCTTGTAGCATATCTGAATGAGAAAATCACAAAGATAAAGAAAAATCCTCCGTCATCTCTTACAGAGGATGAACTCCTAAAAGAGCGTTACAGTGTTTTCCAGTTATATTACGGAACCATTAATCAATTCAGGCCGTCTGAGGCTAAGCGTATGTATTGTCGTTTTCAACCGAAGTATGGAGTTCTCGATTTCAGTGCTGGATGGGGTGGTCGCTGCTTAGGCGCGATCGCATATGGTGTACCCTATATTGGTATTGATGCGAATGTTAATATGCGCCCGGCTTATGAGCAAATGATCAAGACAGTCGACCCCACCGCCGATGTGAAGATGTTTTTTCAGCCTTCCGAGACAGTTGATTTCTCCCAGTTCAAGTATGATCTCGTCTTCACCAGCCCGCCCTACTTTATGCTGGAAGAGTACGAAAAAATGCCAGAATATGGGTCAGAAGAAGGTTTCTTAGAGAAGTTCTTCCGCCCTGTCGTGGCCGCCGCATGGAAGAACCTGAAGTCTCCTGGCCACATGGCGCTGAATATGCCGAAGGCGATGTATGATGCGGTTAAGAAAGACATGCCGCCCCTATGGAAGCGTCTACAGCTCCCTGTTGCGAGCCGCCATCCGAGTAATGCGGCGGCGGGGCGCGCAATTGGTCAGAAGGATGTTGGACAGCGGACAGAGGGTATTTATGTCTGGAAAAAGGGTGGAAATAAAACGCGAAAGGCTTGAAGTCTCACGACGTTAAATTGAAGTCTCACGACGTTAAAATAAATGTCCAACGACGTTAGAATGCTACCCACTCAGCCCCCTAAAAAGCGTGTCCTTTTCACAATTTCCCACGCATTTACTGAAAATATTATACGTCTGCGGATGATATTAGCTCTCATTGGGCGCAAGTAAAAATTGATATCTTTCTACATATAACGTCGTGACTTTATTTTAACGAAACTTTAGTTTCGTTAAAATAATGTCCAACGACTAATTTGGTGATGGATCTTAAAATTGACGAAGCTCTTTGAGCTTCGTTAATTTTAAGTCTCACCGGTAGTACTCGTATGGACTATACTGGAAAAAATAAGCTCGCACTCATTGCGCTTTGTAGGGAGAGGGGTATTGAAGGATATGCTGGAAAGAACAGGGCCGAGGTCCTTGCTCTTCTTACAGCTGCTACACACCTCACTCCCCTAGTAAAGTGGTCAGGCGGCAAGGGTGATGAGATTGCGAAGATCCTTCCCTATCTTCCTACAACCTATACAACCTATCTTGAACCCTTCATCGGTGGCGGGGCGCTCTACTTTTATCTCAATCCCGCTCATGCTGTGATTAACGACATCCATCCGCAGCTAATTGATCTTTATAGGACTGTTGGCGAAGGAGGTCGAGGGGCTATCAAGGAGTTTATGACTGCGAACAAGAATGAGGATGAGGTCTATTACAAGGTCCGCGATGAGATGAACCCACAGACGCCTCTTGAGAAGGCGAAGCAGTTCTATTATCTTCGCAAGACGTGTTATCGTGGAATGCTGCGCTACAATTCATCAGGCAAGTTTAATATTCCTTTTGGGCGTTATAAGAGTATTAACTTCTCTGATCTTGATAATCCCGCATATGAAACGCTTCTGGCCAGGACAACAATTCTAAATGGCTCGTATCTTGATGTGTTTCGTGATTACAATTCCCCAGATAACTTCATGTTTCTTGATCCGCCTTATGACAGCAAGTTCACGGATTATGGATACTGTTCTTTCGATAAGAAAAATCAAGAGGATTTGGCTGCGGCTTTTAAAGCCACAAGTATTAAGTGCTTGATGATCATTGGAAAGACTGAGTTCATCTCTAAGTTGTATTCTGGTTATATTGTAGGCGAGTATGATAAGAAGTACAGGTTCAAGCTACATTCTGGGCGTGTAGGCGATGAGATCAATACGAAGCATCTTGTCATTAAGAATTATTAATTATAGGGCGCAGCAGGTCCAAACTTCGCAACACAAATCGCGGTAATCACCTTCTTGTACTCCGCATAGTCAAGGAATGGTGCGATATTGAAGAGAGCAAGGTAGTCATTCACTGCCATCACGTCTGTGCGTGTAAAGCGCCGTGCCGCGACCTTACATAGTGGCTCATCCTTTGAAAGATAGCGACTAGCAAGAAGAAGAGGTACAATAGTATAACCAGGGAACTTCTTCTTGAGATTTGCGGTAATACGCTCAATCTTTGTCTCGGTCGCAGGCGCTTTCTCCGAATCCAGCTCAAGATTATTTTTCTGCTCTCCATACACAATCGTCTTTGTGGCTTCATTCAGCCACATATGATCAGTCTGGTTCTCCTTGCCCTCCTCTGCGAGGATTGTAGCGCGAATGTCCTTCCAGATCTCATTCTTGCGAACAACATCAATGAAGAAGGGTTCCATACAGTTGCCGAGAGTGATATTCTGGGATTGTGTAAGAACCCTGTCCTCTACGAGTGTACAGAAAGAGTGTACACTGGGTGCTGTGACCTTCTTTACATTGATATAACTGTTCTCGCGAATAACGGAGAGGAAGTCGATGGTCTGCATTTTGGCGTGGGAACTACTATCGGTGAGACTTAAAATTAACGAAGCTCAAAGAGCTTCGTCAATTTTAAGATCCATCACCAAATTAGTCGTTGGACATTTATTTTAACGAAACTAAAGTTTCGTTAAAATAAAGTCACGACGTTAGTGGAACGTGGGCTTCGAATTTAATCGTTAAACAAGAAGCTTATTATTCTTCTTCTTCTTAAGCTTCAACAGCTCAATCTCTTCCATCATACACTTTTTCAGCGCAGCCATCTCTTGTGAGTGCGCATTGATCTGTGAGCAAAGCGCAATTGTATTTTCAGACGCAATAGCCGCCTTGTAAGTCATATCCTTAACTGTCTTCTGAAGTTCCACAATTTCATCCTGCCACACCTCTACTGAGAAACTAGCAAGCTCCTTATAGAGCTGCTCATAACGACGCTCAATCATCTGACTAATGAATGCGGCGAGAGCATGTTTAGACGCAATATCAAATCTCTTCTTAACAATGATTATAAAGAGAAGTAGAGTGCTAAGAAAGACGATAGAGGTTAGAATGCGCTGGATCAAAAGAGCTAGCTGATATGTGTCCTCCTCTTTTGAAATGTAGTATGTGAGACTTGACGACATTTTCTAGATGAAAAAGAAATAGTGGTTTTGTTTTTTCAATTTTGCGCTTACGCAAATCGAATAACTGAGCTAATCAGCTGAATAAGCTCATTCTTCTCCAGATTTTTGAGTGTAGTTGGAAGAACTACAATACCGTGTTGCTGAGAGAAGCGCGCAAGTCTGTTTAGTTGAAGCCGTGTACATTTCTTAAAGTCCTTAGGTACATATGTCCAGAGGAGCCTATTGTTTATATATGGCATGGGGAACATGAAGTAGTCTTCACCACCCACTGTGGTGTACTGGTAGCTGAGTGGAATGGTATAGGTAGCCATGGTTGCTCTTGTAATAGCATGTCTATTTTTCAATTTTGTGGTCAGATGATTTTACTCGAAGAGAATGAGTGGGTTGATGAGATCCAGAACATCAGCCTTTTTTATCTTTCTCAATGTAGTTGGAAGAACTACAAGACCGAGTTTCTCAAAGAGACGGACGAGCCTGTTCAGTTCAGTGCGCGGACATTTCTTAAGATCCTTAGGGACATCTGTCCAGAAGATCCTGGTTCCTCTGCTTTCATGAGGAAACCTGAAATAGTCCTTTCCTTCCACAGTATACTGTTGATCGCGAGGAATAGTATAGGTAGCCATGGTTGTTACTGTACTACCGGTGAGACTTAAAATTAACGAAGCTTAAAGAGCTTCGTCAATTTTTTTAAAAAAAATGTGGTGACTAATTTGGTATTAATGAGATTAAACCCACAGCACTGTATCTGGGACATGTTGCCAGATCGCAGCCTTCTCTTGTTCAGTCGCGGCGGCGATCCATTCATAGTTTACACGATGATAGTACCCCTCATTCGCATTAAAGGTGTATGTACCCTTCCTGCGATAACGACCAAGAGTTTTACAACCTTTACGAAGGAAGAATTCATTTTGATCACTTGTTGCCCACTTGTAATAGCTAATAATCTGCTGAGCTTGGCGTTTAGTAAGAGGCTTAACACCTGTCTTAAATCCAGGTGCAGGAGGAATGGCTGTATATGTTGCGACTAGGTAGTCGAGCACCTCTGCTTCATTTCCATTAAAACGCTTAAACAGAAGCGACAGGTCCTCATTTACAGCAAATGAGATGCCGAAACTGCCTGTAAGAGGCTGTGTAAGAGTACCACTTGTAATATGAGAGCCGAAACTCTTATTAAAAGTAGAGGAGACTGCGCCAGCGATGCTAGGGATTGGTGCGGTCATTTTGTACCGAACAAATGAAAAATAGCTAAATCAATTTTTTATCGATATTATTATCGTGTCACTGGTACCGGTGAGACTTAAATTTAACGAAGCTCAAAGAGCTTCGTTAAATTTAAGATCCATCACCAAATTAGTCGCATGACATTTATTTTAACGAAACTAAAGTTTCGTTAAAATAAAGTCGCGACGTTAGCGCAGACGGCGCGGCGCAGGTGGGGCGACAGGCTCAACAGAGGACGAGCGACGGGGCGGCGTAATCATACCGCTCTCAAGCGGTGGCATAATGTCGTGAGTATATGAGCCACAGAATGTACAGAGGCCATCATCCCGCGACAATCGCCACAGTCTCGCCTCATGACAACACTCTAGCTCACACACCTCCCGCACAGTAGGGAAGAACTTCGCCCAGACAGTTACTGTAGAGACACTGTCCTCTGGGTTCATTACTGTAAAGCGTGTGTGGCACTCGAAGTGACCAGGACCCAGCAGATTGCTGAGACGCTCTAACAACGACGTATCAGTCATGAGGTCAGTCCAATAGATCTTTGGCGTAAATCCTCGCTCTCGGTAGAGGTCAGATGGAAATGAGAAGAGATCAGCCCTGATCTCGCCTCCATACAAAGATCTGTCCATCTTAGCGCACTTTACCTTGAGCTCGTTAAAGAGCTTCGTCTTATCGATAAGCTTAAGCATGCTGGCCAGCGTATAAGGGAGCGCATCCTCCTTTGTCTGCTGCTCCTTCGCCTCATTGCGAATGCGGTTCAGCTCAGAAAGCTCTGCGAGCTGCTGCGTAGAAAAGAAGGCCATTGTAACTGGATTACAATAGCTTATGGGAAGTACGCGTTCAATTTTATTCGTTACCGGTGAGAATTAAATTTAAGATCCATCACCAAATTAGTCGCAGGACATTTATATAAAGTCGCGACGTTATGTTAAACACAGTAGAATACATACCCCTTCTCATAAGGATCAGGATCTTCTGAGTATTCCTTAGCAGCCTTCTTAGAACAACTGTGCTTAGCATACATAAGATTGATCTGAAGATCCCTGTAGATACGAACTACGCGACGGAGACCATGGCTAGCATGGAGCTTCTTACGAAACTCCTTATATCTCTTGTTAACTAGCTCGTTACAGATCTTTGTTTCGACGTCGATGGTCGGACGAGCCGTGCTACACATTATGGTGTTAAAAACGCCGCGGCTACGCAACCTCAAATTTAACCTCGCTCGACATAAAAAAAATTTTTTTGTGGGTTTTGTGGGTTTTTGTGGGTTTTATAGGTTATATTTACTCAGCGGCAGCAGCGGCAGCAGCAGCCTTCTCCGCAGCCTTGCGCTCACGACCAGCCTTCAGCTTGGCCTTGTGCTCCTCAGTCATCGGCGGCCGCGGCTTCTTCTCAGCGGCCGCGGAAGGAGCAGCCGCGGAAGAGGCGGGAAGCTCGCCAGCAGCAGCGACCGCAGCCATAGCAGCCTCCTTTGCGGCCTTGTTCACGGCGCGCTTCTCAGCAGCCTTCGCCTTAGTATCCTCACTCTGCGGCTTGTGAGGCTTAGCAGGAGCAGCAGCAGCAGAGTACGACTTGAACGCTGCGCCAAGTGCGTCCTTGCCAACCTGCGCCTCGAGCGTCTGGAAGAGAGTGTTCAGGGAGATCGAGCTCATCTTGTGCGTTGTCTTTCGAAAGTTTAGAGTTTTGAAAGGATACTTAGCTTCTACCGCCAATCGTTGTTCAATTTTTTTTTGATTTTTTCATGAAAAAAATTTTTTTTTGTTTTTGTCTTCTTCCTTATTAATCTCATCGCGACGTCAGAGGCTCACACGAGTACGACGTCAGAGGCTCAGACGAGTACGAGATTGCTGTGGCGGCCTCATAATCCTCTTCATCCCAGGCCGTGATGGGATACTCGTCAGACCCAATCCACTCAGTGTGATCATTCAGTGTCTGGACAAAGTGGCGGCGCGGGCGGCAAGGCAGACCATCCTCTGTGAAGCAGTACTCAACATCAGGGAAGCCGCGCGCTTCGTTAATAACCTTGTTGTTAGCCTCCTCGACATAATCCTGGAGATCCGCCCAAGAGAAGCGAAGTGTCCAGAAGAGGTCGTCGAGACTGAGTTCGCCCGCTGTGGGCACTGTGGACTCTAGCTGCTCGATGAGGCGCTCGCGGTCCGTGTTGAGCCGCCTGCGAAGGTGTGACAGCTCACAAGGCTCATCGATGTCGGGGACAATGTCAAGTTCGGTCGTGTAGACAAGGCGCGCAGCAGCGGCGAAGCAGCTGTTTGACTGTGACATCTTGCTAGACTTTGAATGATGTGTATTATTCAAAGGATACTCTTCTTGAGGGATCGTGACTATTCAATTTTTATGTGTTAATTCTCTTAGACCTCTTAAAAAAAAAGAAATTGGCTTTCGCCTTTTTCTTTTTTTTAAGAGATTTGATGGTAGAGCCTCAGTCTACCGTGGTATCTCTAATTTAAGGAAGCTTTTTGAGCTTCCTTAAATTAGAGATGCGACGGATTAATAAAGGAAGCTAAAGCTTCCTTAAAATAAAGTCACGACGTTACGAGAAGCCCAATGGAGCCTCGTCATTCTCCTCTTCATCCTCAGGATTGTTGATCTGCGGCGAGAGCACGTTATGGCCACCACAGACACGGCAGAAGCCGTCCGTCAGATGAGAGCAGACGCACGTACACGGAGGCTTGTCGGCCTCAACTCCGCTGGCATGGAACCGTGCGATGACCTCGTAGACGCGCACCAAATGGTGAACTGCTGGGCGACCAGAGACCGCGCGGGGCCGCACGTGGCACTTGAAGAAGCCTGGCGCGAAGCAGTTCGCTACCCGCTGAAGAACATCTGTCTTCCTGAAAACCTCACCGAGTGTGATGCCGTCTCCATCAGTCTCCTCCCACTCGTCGTTCGAGTAGGTGCGGAGGACGACCGTGTGGCCGTGGTCGCTGTGAGACTTCGCGATGGCGGCCTCAAGAGCGGGAAGGAAGGTGTCCTTCACGCCCCGCATCACGGCCCGCCTCACGTTCCAGCGGCGGCTGTCGAGGCGTTTCTGGTGGACGACGCGCTCGCGCTCGACGACAAGGCTGCGTAGGGCCTCGATGTTGTTGGCGAACATCTTGCTAGACTTTGAACAATATGTGTTATTCAAAGGATACTCTTATTGAGGGATCCTGATTATTCAATTTTTACATTTTAATACTCTCACAAAAAGAAAAGTTGGCTTTCGCCGTCTTTTCTTTTAGTTCTTCAAACGTTCGGTACCATCTTCCACACATACTTAGGCTCGATCTCCCAGCCGCGCTCATCCGCCGCCGCCTTTCCAGGGTGAACACAGACCATCTTTCGCACGTAGGGATTGGCCTTCTTCCAGGCTGCTGCCGCAGCAGCAGCGGCTGCAGCAGCGGCTACAGCAGCAGCGCGCTCCTCGCATAGTTGCCGCTGGAACGCCGCCTCTACCGCGCGCGCAGCAGCAGCAGCGTCCATCTCCGCAGCAACAACGGGATCCTGGCGCGCGTCGGCAACCCAATCCGCCGCATCATCCTTCCAGCTCTTCTTCTTCTGAGAAGCCATGCTAGCAAGAGCAAAACCGATGTATATAGCTACTTCGGATTAAATGCTCTAAGGCTCATAGGCCTATTCAATTTTTAATACAAATTGAATAGGCCTCTAAAAAAATAGGTTATATAAGCAAAATTGCTCTATTTTTAAGGGGTCATTCAATTTGATTAAAAAATTGAATGCTAAATCCCCCCAAAAGGTCAGTGGCTAGCGTAGAGCGGTCTACGCAAGAATAAGGGGTAACCAGCCTTGTTCTTGAGGAAAAACTACTGGCAAAGAGAGAGCGGGAGAGGACACTCTCTCGCGTGACACCAGAGGAAGAGGAGAGAGTTGGGAGGATGCTCTCATATTAGGTCTCTCAGTACTCAACCATAACGAGGATAAGAGAAAATGGGAGGACGCTCCCATATTCTCTGAACTTCTCCCCAGAACACCCTCTTTATCAAAGGGTGTATTCATACTGGCGCGGGGCCCGAAAAAGATTGATACCTTTTTGCGTGTCCTTTTTTCTTTTTGGCCAAAAAGGATCAAGAGGAAAAGAGCCAATAAAAAATTGAATGATTGCGCCGCCCTAGAGCTAGTATTCTTTCAGACTACAAATCTTTGAAAGACTACGCACAAGATGAGCTCGATCTCCCTGAACACGCTCTTCAAGTCGCTCGAGGCCCAGGTTGGCAAGGACACGCTGCAGGCGGCGTTCGTTGCTTACTCTGGCGCACAGCATGTCGCGGCTGCTAAGCAGGAGGCGCCTGTCGCGGCTGCTAAGCAGGAGGCGCCTGTCGCGGCTGCTAAGCAGGAGGCGCCTGTTGCTGCTGCTGGCGCGCCTTCGCCTGTGCTCGATGCTAAGGCCAAGTTGAAGGCAGCACGCGAGGCGGCGGCTGCGCGCAAGGCGGCTGCTGCTGCGCCTGCTCCCGCCCCTGCTCCCGCGCCTGCTGCGGATGTCTCGGATGGTGGCGACAGCACAGCATCGAGCCAGAAGCGCCGCGGCCCTAAGAAGCTGAGTGACATGACAGCTGAGGAGCGCGCGGCTCACGATGCTAAGATCTCGAAGCGTAAGGCGGAGAAGGCGGCTGGGCAGCCTCTGCCTGCGTCTCCCCCGCTTGCTACGGAGGATCCTACTGTCTTCGCGGAGTTCACGCACGCTGGTGTGAAGTACCTGCGCAATATGCGCGGCGATCTGGTAGAGCCTGTGACGTTCGACTGGGTCGGCCGCTTCGACAGTAAGACCAAGACGATCGACACCAAGTTCCCGCAGCCCGCGGATCTGGCGGATGAGTAGAGAGAAAACCAAAATAAAATAAAAAGAAAACAAAATAAAAGAAAAAAGGCGAAAGCCATCTTTTCTTTTTACAAGAACTCTTAGAATTGCTCTTAGATTTTGCTCTTATTTTTCTTGGTTAAAAAATTGAATGATGACCCCTCTGATTGGATAGTATGTTTCAAAACAACTGACATTGAAACAACCTCTAAAATGGAGTTCAAGGCTATCGTCGAGAAGCTGAAGACGCCGATGACGGAGGAGCAGAAGAACATCGTGACCGAGCGGCTGGCGGCACTCGATGACGCTGCTGAGGGCTCAACGGACGAGTGGGGGCGCACGGTGGCGCAGCAAGCCGAGGATGCTGAGAACCCCTGCCGCTGCCGCCGCCCGAACCAGTCTGAGCGCAACCGCACGAACTGCTGTGCTGACTGTGGGTTCTGGCTGGACGAGACGGCAATGAACCTCATCTTTAAGATCCACGCGCAAGAGCAAGCTTGCCAGCGCTGCGATCACTGTAGCCGCATCGAGTGCCTGGACTGGTGCCGCAACGATGAGGAGTACTGGGAGCCGCGCACATGGCAGACCTGTAAGGACTGTAAGTGCTATGTGCTGGGTCTCAGAAACCACCAGAAGAGCTGCGAGGACTTTATTTGGAATGAGACCCACTGCGATGAGTGCGGCAAGTTGTTCCCCCACGTGGATCTCGACGGTCAGCACTGTACGTGTATGTATGACCAGGATGATCTTAACAAGATGGACCTGATCAACAGGCGCGGCTTCTGAGCTCTGAAACAAAAAACAAAAAACTATTTATTTTTTTGAAAAAATTTGAACATACTAATGATAAAGAACTAAGCAACAAGTCATTAACAAAGCAATCATGGGCCATTTCAATAGCAAGATGAAGCGTGTTGCTGTTGCTCCTACACAAGAGCAAGAGATACCCTTTGTTGACAGCAGGCTTATCCGCCCTCCTTCCTACGGTGATACCCTCTGGAACGCAATGCGTGTGCGTAACTTCATGCGGCGTATCATGAAGAATTCTATGTGGCGTGGAACTTACGTGAACAATATCACCTATCTGGCCGCGCTTCATGGAAAGAATATTGGTGCGCGTGTGGATCCTTACGTATTCATGTATACAGTCAACCCCATTCTCTTTGGAAAGAGCCTTGGCTGGTCAGATCAGGAGATATTTCGTATGATCGGTCATTGGGCCTGGCCTCGCCTCATGAGGCGGATCAAGAACTCGAGTTGTGCCGAGTGTCGCGCGATGTTTAATCTTTAAAAATTGAAATAACGTGCGCAGAACACACTCAACCATGCCGCATACTTACTACTGTTCAATCGAGAAGTGCTGTGGTCTGACGAGTGAGCCTGATACTATCTGTTCAGACTGTCTTGTTGTCTGGGATAAGCATCGCTTTGTCTATGATGTCGCGGCTACCATTCTTGTAAAGACGCAGCATAAGTCGCCCGCGATCCAGAATGAGATCTGTAAGACTGTTGCGGAAGCAATCGCGCAGCCAGACTATTTGCCCCTTCATACAGTAACCAGACTTTTCGACCATGCGGCGCGTACAGCGTATCGGTGCGATGCTAACTTGAAGCGGTTGTTTAAGATCTAAGCGACTGCGTAAAAATTGAGCCGCTCACAACACCCCATTTTTAACAAAGCTTCTATGGATCCTTCTACGCCTCCAGTTTCCCAACACCTCTATTGCTATGATTGCGGGGAAAAGCTTACGAGCCGCGAGGTGTGCGATTTTAGGCCAAATCATGACCTCTATGATAGCTGCCGCGAGAATTCTCGTCGTTTAGATGAGAACGATAGCATCTTTGTTCCACTCTGTGACATTTGCTATTATGACAATGACACAGACGAGGAAGAGGAAGAGGAAGATGGAGAAAGTGAAGAGGAGAACTCCTACACATGTTATTGTCAGGGGTGTGGTGAGGAGATCGATTGGAATATCACAATCGAGGAGTTTGAGCAGGAAAATGAACCTCATCTGTGTACGCGCTGCGAAGCAGCTGAGGATGATTAAAAATAAAATTTGAACTATCTTTTTTTGGTCTAACTTGTAACATCGATACAATGGAGGGCGCCGCTGGACAGATCTTTCTCACAGAGGATCCAATGGTTGTGATTAAGAGGGTCTACAAGCGCCCTGGACCACACCGACGGATAAAGAGCCATCGTGCGCCAGCTCAATGTAAGCTCCAGGCTTGGGCGCACTCAATCCTAACCCAAGCAAATGGGTATACCGCACTCTATGTTCCTAGATCATGGAGCCCAGAGCTTCATCAGTACAAGATGGAGCGAATTAACACGGATATTCCTCTTACAAATGAGGATGTTCCAGAGGTTGAACTCAAGAAGTTCTACAGTGTAGCTAGGTCGCAAGGTATCTTTCCTTGTGATTATGAGCTTTACAAGCAGCCTGATGGCCGTGTAGCAATGATCGACTTTGATAAGTTTGGTGATTGGCTGTCAGATGGAACAGTCGTCTTTCCATGGGGGCAAGTGTTGAAGCGCCCTCTTCATCCTTTGGCTGAAGACTAAAAAAATTGAACTCGCATTTTTTCTATCTAATATAGTACGCAGAGATATACAAAGAGATATACGCAATGGAGTCTCACGAGACCCCCAAGACCCGTCGCGAGAGCAAGAAGACGCCAAAGGAGAAGCGCAATGGTAAAGATCGCCTTGGCTCAGGGAAAGGTACTCGCGCTGCGGAGAAGAACCAGGCACGTCCAAAGAAGTGATACTGGTGAGACGTTAACAACTTTTTAATTAAAAAAAATTTGAATGCTTGTTTAGACTAGATGGATAGTTACACTAAACACGCTAAAAATGGTTCCCCTCGTTGCTGTTGTGCTGATCAACGTGGTAGCAATTGCTTATGCTGGATGTATTAGTGTTCTCTTCTGTCAAACACTCTTTATCGTTCTAGCAGAGTGTTTCTGTCCGTGCCGCTTAAATTAGATAAACATAACAAAAACTTTTTTTTATCAAGCTAAAAATTTGAACTCAAATTTTTATGACAAGACGCCATTCTAGTTCTAACAAAAATGGCTTCTTCTTACCACGAGGATTGGTCGGTGGCTCGCTTTGAGACTGAACGCCCTGAGCTGTGTCAGTTCCTCAAGGATGGTCCTATTGCTGCGATGGAGAAGTATTGCCCGCGTGTTCTGATCCGCGCGCCTGTGAAGTCAGGCAAGCGCCAGATGGTCGAGTATATTGCGCAGAGAGATAGTGCGGCTGCGCAGCAGCGTGTTCACGGCTTCGTATCTGCGTGGCATCGTACTGCTGACCAGGAACAGCGTGATGAGCTCAAGGCGTATCGTATCAAGGTCTGGAGCGGTCTTGATCAGAGTAAGGTTGTGCGGTGTGGCATCTGGATCCGTGACATGATTGCGCAAGGTAAGCATATTGTTCTTCATCTGGACGAATGCGACCACGGATCTGGTGAGCGCCAGATCTTGGGTAAGCTTTGGCGCAAGTGGCACGAGAATGAGCATGTCACGTTCGTTCTCTACAGTGCTACTCCCGAGGAGGTTCTCTATTCTCGTGAGATTGACGATGATGATCACGATGCGATGCTTCAGGAGATGATTAATGAGGGTCTGCGGTTTAATTACATGCCTCCTGCTGGTTTCTGTGGCCCGCGTCGCTTTCTGCGTGAAGGTCTTGTTCACGAGGCTAAGCCCTTCTTCATCAAGACAGATAATGCGTATTCTCTGAGTGAGCAGGGCAAGGAGATTGTTGCGCAGATGTTGTCTTGCGCAGATCGCCGCCGCAATATTCTCATTCTTCGTCTCTCGTATTCTGAGGGAAGTGGCAGTCGTGTTGAGAAGAAGGAGAATAAGGCGATCTACCAGTTTCTGCGGAACATTAAGGCGTTTCCTGAGCTTGCGACATTCCTCGTCTCGGTTGATAAGGGTGAGGGCTCTCTGGTCTTTCCTGATGTGACAACTGAGAAGATCCAGTGGAGCAGTGCGAAGTGGTGGGCGAGGCTGACGACTGATCAGCCGCTCTTGATTGTCTGTGATCAGACGTCGTCTCGCTCGACGGAGTGGGCATGCCATGATCGCGTCTATGCTACGCATGATTATAGGAACCAGCTGATGTTTAGTGTCGTGTCTCAGGCGCAGGAGCGGACGAACCACTATGAGACTAAGTATGGTGGTTTCCAGCCGATTAAGGTGTATGGTCATATGAAGACGTTCCAGCTCTCTGCTGGTGATATTGACTATGATACGTATCTCAATCATGAGTGGAAGATGCGCAAGATTGACAGGCGGAGGGCGGGTGACCAGGAGCTCTATGAGATCAAGAAGGTTGCTGATAATAGTCTTCACCCTGCTTACCCAGAGCCTATGTCTGAGCTTGAGGCGACGCGGATCCTTCAGGATCTGGGCTGTTTCGCTGAGATTACACTGTCAGCGCGTGTTCGTGGCAAGATCGGTCCTGTACCTATCGTGGAGTCGAGCTTCATACCATGTACTAAGGAGACATTCGCGGCTGAGCAGGCAGCTGGAAAGTTTGGACGAGGCTGGGCGAATACTTTCATAGCAGCTGAGAAGCTGGGGCTTGTGAATGGAAAGTACCAGGGCAAAATCCGTGGAACTATTGCTGTTCGGACTTACGATGAAGTAATTAGGGAGCTATGGGCCGTAAGTAATTCACACACGCATCACCAAATTGTCTGTTACAAAGATGATGAGTGTGGTATCTGTGTGCGCAAGGTGGTGGGTCAGGAGAGCATGAACAGGCTTACTGCGTATAAGTCGATGTATACTGCGCGTAGCTGAATTAAAATTAAAAATTTGAATACTTTTTTATTTGAGAAGACTGTACTCATCCAAGATGTCATTTGAACTTGGCTTTCCACAGCAGCAAGAGGAGAACATGTCGTGCGGATCCACGCTCGCAGTTGCGGCATGTGCTGTATCTCTTGTTGTTGCGAGTGTACTATCTGGGATGAAGACGGGAACTGCGCATGAGCATGATACTAAGGTATCAGATGATACTACGGTATCATCTAATACCAAGATTACACCAAGTATTACACCAAGTATTACACCAAGTATTACACCAAGTATTACAGATCCTATCCTCACCATTCTCTCAGAGAGTGGTAGCATGAGTGCGAAGGATATTCTCAAGAAGTTGAAGATTGAGTATCCTGATATTACGAAGAAGGACGTGAACAGTAATCTTTACAAGATGCTGGGTAAGAAACTCGTGTCAAAGGACGCATCGGCTTGCCCTATGTGGACGAGTGCTTAAATAAAAAATTGAAATAAACACCACCCTTCTTTTTAATTTACTTTAAAATTGAGCACCTGCTTATAAATAAGATAAGTACAATGGCGTGTACAATGGCGTGTACAATGGCGTGTACAGCGTTTCGCCTCAGCGATCTGCGCCCGTGCCGAGCAGTGCGGCGCGCAAACTGCGAAACATGTCACGCGCATAGAACCTTTTATAACAAAGCGCTCTGGAAGAGCCGTTTTATGAACCTCAATAATAGGAAGTACTTGCTTCAGGGCATAGATTACGACGAGACGTCATCAATTGCTCGTATTCAGCGAGTAATTGAGTATTCACTGAAGTCTCACAAGATCATTCTTACAGAAGAGGATGTGGCCGCAATGGAGGTTCTTCCGCGGGATACGTGGGGTACTCCATCAAATTCTCTTATGGACGTCTTGATTATTGCGTCTGGAACAGGGATGATCAAGGCATATTGGAATCCTCAGCTCCTTCTACAAGTTCTTTTGACGTATACATCAATCTACATCAATCCTTCTCTTATTGATGTGCGGCCTTCGTTGGAACCTCGATTTGGCCGTCTTCTTATCGATACTAATCCTGGTCTGATCTTTCAGCGGCTCTTCTGTAGTCGTTATATGGAGAGGATCTATATACATCATCCAGAGAGGATCAAGGATCTACTTGACGCAATTCTTTCCTTTCCTCAAATGCGATCTCATCTTCTTCTTAGTTCTGCTGATGTCTGTAATTATTTCAATCCTATGTTTACTACTATTCTTCTTCCGCTTCTTGAAACAAAGCGCAGAGCTGAGATGGCTATCTTGAAGAAGCGTGTTAGAATTCACAAAGAGGGGATTACTATGCGTGTTTATCATCCTCGTAATGTGGAGCGATGGTTAAAGACAGGTGGTTGGGATCTGATTGCGATGATTACAGGAGATGAAGGTTTAAAAAATTGAAGCCGCCGCGCCGCCAAAATAAAATACATCTATACATCAAGAATGTCCGTCAATATGAAGAACATGAAGAACAAGCGTGCGTCCGATGAGCGGAAGGAGAAGAAGAATGGCCGTGTCGAAGCTGACGCAATCAGCGACAGCAGTGTTATCTTCGGAAAGACTGTCAAGACGCTGGGTGGCGGCATGTTTCGCATTGCGCTCCCTCACGCTGAGCACAAGCATGAGCTTATTGAGGTCACGGCAAAGGCGGTGGACAAGAACATGGCTCGCATCTGCTTGAATGACATTGTCATTGTTGTTCTGAGTGGAAAGATCTACGAGCTTAAGGGCAATGTGAGTGCGAAGAACATTAAGATCTTGGCCGCCGAGAAGCGTATTCATCCTGCTCTCGTGGAGAGTGAGCATAAGGAGGATACTGGCGGATTTGAGTTTGAGGTCAATGTGGCTGAGACAGCAGATGGCGAGATTGATATCAGTGCTATCTAAATATGAAAACAAAAACTAAAAATATTTTTTACAGCTCTACCGTGGTACCGGTAAGACTTAAATTTAACGAAGCTCAAAAAGCTTCGTTAAATTAGAGATATGACGGATTAATAGTCGTTGGACATTTATTTTAAAAATAAATATCCAACGACGTTAATACTTACGAATAGTAACTTCAAGAACCCTCTTGAACTCATTATCGACTGAATAGAGAAGAACAGGTGTATGTGCTGTTTGCGCAGCAAGCATTGACGCAATAATCTCTGTCGTAAAGAGATCATCAATCTGCGGCGGTACGTTCATGTGTGCCATATTCCACTCATCGATCTTCTTGCTAAGATACATACTTGCTTGCGCACAACTCTCAACAGGCTTAAGAGCAGCGTATGTGTTAACACCCTCGCGCTCAATAAAGCTGATCATATAGGGGAACGTCATTGTGGTTAATTATTAATTACTGAATACAATGTCAAATTTTTTTTAACAAAATTTGACATTATAATGTAATCAACTAGGTAAGCATGGAGGCGAAACTACCCGCCCTATTTGCGATGCTGGATACGAGGTTGTCAGACTTCCCATCACGATATTATATATTTATGACATGTGAAACGTCATCTTCAGTACAAGAGGTATATACAATGAAGCCTACCACATCTTATATTGAGGAGGCGCTAAATGAATACTATCGCCCCACATTACATAGTACTCTTTATACTTACAATGATGATACAACAAAACGTCAAGCTCGTTTCTGGAAGACAGGGATGGCAATCTATTCATCTGCGGACTATATACCTGTGTATGAATTTGAGCTAGATGTCTTTAGTAAAGACGCATCTTGCCCTGTTTACCCACAATGTACTCTTGTTACACATTGTGCGCGCTTACGAATTCTTCGTGAACAGCGGAATGCTCTTCTTTATGGCCATCCTTATATATCTATACCTCCGCCGCTTCTCGTAAATACTGAATTTGTATTACCACCTCATGTAGCTAAAGCAATTATGCGCAGTCTTATCTTGGATAATCAACAGTGTTGTATAACTACTACTTCATTCGATATGATTTCTACTATTGGAATAACACCTTGTTTCCATTGTTTTGAGTATAACGCATTGAAAGAGTGGTTGACTGTGAAATCAACATGCCCAGAGTGTCGCGCAACTGTGAAGACTGTGGTACGATATTCCGTTTAAAAATACTTCATACTAATAGGATGGCTTCACAGCCTTTTACATTTTTTCAGACTGGAAATTTAACTCCAGATCCACCTAGAAGCATAAATACTTCAATATCTGGAACTAGCTGGACAAATTCATGGGTGAATGCGACATCAGGACGAGCTCCAGCTGGATTAAAAGTCACTATATATGCTACAGCTACACCTGGTACACTAATTCAGACTATAAATTCGGCTGGTGGTGCGAGCACTTCTATTCCAACAATAACCTATTCTAGCCCTACTTACGCATATGGAACACAATATGGTATAAGTGTTCAATCAAGCAATATTCAGGAGAAGTTATCTCCTGCGATATCAGCTGTAGCGACATGGTTAGCTCAGCCCACATTCACATCTGTAACAATGAGCGGTTTAATCTTTATAATAGTACCTGCTACTACTACTGGTGCTACTAGTTATTTATACAGCATTACAGATACTGGATCTCATACAAACACATCAGGTGCTACATCAGGTACGTTTACAAATTGTATTCCAGGAAATCAGTATTACTCAAATATATATGCTATAGCAACAAATTCTCAGTCTATTTTATCAGCAAATAGTGATAGTGTATGGTGTTTAGCAACACCTGTGATCACACTTGGAACAGGTACAAATAACATATATTCTTCTGGAACGCGTATAGTTGGTACTACCTTTACAATAGTATGGACAGCGGTTACAAATTCTACCAGTTATACAATTAATTTAAATGGAACAGGTACACAAAATACTACAGCATCGACAACCACTACATACACAGTAACTCTAAATGCTAGTTATTATGCTATAATAAAAGCAACAGCGACAAACTCAACATCTCAGATAGTATCTACCGCAACTATTTTTTGCTTAACAAGACCAACAATTACAATAGGTGAAACATCAACTTATATATCAGGGACTACATTTTATATAGGATGGACGGCTGGTGATCCGAATGCTAGTGGATATACACTTTATATTAATGGAGGGTATAATTCTACATTACCATCGTCGCCATTATCAACATCATTGGGTGTATCGGTAGGCTCATCTTATAATGCTACATTATATGCTACAGCAACATATTCTACATCTGATGTATCTATTGCTTCACCTACTATATATTGTTTAGCAACTCCTTCACTTACAGTTGGATCAGGTACAAATAATATATATAATGCTGGAACGTTTATATTTGGAACTATATTTACAGCAACTTGGAGCACTATAACAAATGCTACTGGATATACAGTTGTATTTTATAATTTTAATACTGGAGTAACAACAACAAATACTACAAATTCGTCAACATTTACTAGAACATTGGCTGTAAGTTCTCCCAATCGTTATAATGTAAGAGTAAGCGCAACCGCACTTTATTCCACGTCTTCTCAATCTACAGCCTCATCTACTATCTATTGTTTAACATCTCCTTCAATTACATCAGGGACAACAATTGGTGGATCTTTAGGGACAACATTTACAGTAACATGGTCGCAAGGTGACGGTAATGCTTCTGGATATACTATTTTTTTAAATGGAACAGGTACACCAACTACTACAAATTCATTAACATTCACAACACCATTTACTGTAGCACAGGGATCAGCTTATTATGCTACTGTATACGCAACAGCAATATATTCTACGTCAGCGGTGAGTACAACAGCTACAATTCCATGTATACTTCTTACATTTACTCTAAGTATGTCAGGAACGACATTTACAGCATCTGTACTCGCAACTCCTAGTGGATATACATATACGTATAGTGCGCTTACATTGTATAATAATAGTATAATAACATCATCTACAGGATCACCATTTACTTCCCTAATAAGAGGCCGTGATTATTCTGTTACATCATCTGCGACAGCTACTAGCTCATCTACTGCTACTGGAGTTAATATACCAAGATCTATAACAGTACCTTGTATAGGTATTACAATTACGTTAAGTATGAGTGGATCAACATTAACACCCGCTGTTACTATAACTCCATCTTCTAGTTCATATAACGCAGATTTATATACATATACTCTTTCAGCTTATTCATTAATAGGTGGTTCAGCCTCTCCAAATGTAGCTAATTTTACTGGTCTAATAGCAGGAACTTCTTATAGTGTTTCAGTATCAGCAAGTAATTATGGTTTAACTGAACATTTTGAGATGATATCACTTACACCAAATAGTGGCCTATGGGATTATGGTCCAACGTGGAATGGATGGACATTTGCTAACGCAGGTATAGCAATAGCAGGATCTACATGGCAACCACCAGGAAGCGCAGCAGCATCAGGCAATTATTACGCATTTTTACAGATGAATACAGCTTATATATCACATCGTCTAACAGGTATTGTAGGCGCCACAGCATTAATTACATTTTCATATTCATATAGAAATGTTACAGCAATTCCAACTAGTTATTCAGTCTATTGGATACCAGATTATGGATCACAAGTTACAATATCATCAGGTACTGTTGGAACTCTTACAGGATGGGTTACTATTACAACATCATGGACATTTTCATCATACTATACTGGAGTAATTAAGTTTGAAAATATCTCACCTGGTGTGGGTGATAATGCTCTTTTAATAGACAACATATCAGTTACGTTTTCATCTACAAATTCATCATCTGGTACTATAACAAGTGGATCAGTCTTTTGTTTAGCAACACCTGTAATTTCATCTATAACTTTTGCAGGAATTACAATAACAATTAACTGGACAGCTGTTGCGAATGTTAACAGTAGCGGAAACGCGTATATATTTTATTATAATGGAATAGGAATACCAGCAGTAATAACACCAACTAACACAGGAACAGCAGTTTTTGCAGCAACCTCAACAGTTACAACGGCAGGTGGCGATATTGGTGTACCAGGTTCAAGTTATTATATTCAAATGTTAGCGATTGGGCCAAATACTGTATCTGCTCTGTCTGCTGCGTCAAGTACTATATTTTGTTTAGCAACGCCTGTAATTTCATCTATATCTATTTCTCAACTTGTACTTTCAGTATCATGGAGCGGTGTTAGTAACGCAAATAATTATTCAATATATCTAAATGGAGGAGGATCTGTTATTAATGTAGGAAATACTACATCAACAACTATTGCTGTAGTATTAGGGGGTAATTCTTATTATTGTCTTATATTTGCTACAAATACAGGAACTTCATCAGGTGGTGTTAGTTCATCTACAGTGTATACACATGGTGTATTTACAGCATTTTTTACAGTACCTAGTGGAAGTGGTCTATCTACTGTATCAACTTCTATAACATCTGGTGGTAGTACAGCATCAACTAGTAATAGGCAACAAATAAATGTTAATACTAATTATACTATTGTTATAAATACTACTTTTGGCACTAAACCTTCAAATACTCTTACATGGGCTTATACTACCTCCACTACACAAAGATCTAGAACGTTAACTATTACAGGTTATTCAGAAGTGAATGGTGGTGGTACTGCTACAGTTCTACAAACTGATACTGCTTCAGTATTCAATAGAACTGGTACATTTACAACAGCAACAACTCCAGCATCTATAAGATTTTCAATACCATCTTATATGTATATAAGTGGTAAAGATGCTGCTCTTCGTACTTTTACTTTTACTTCAACTATTACTGACTAAATGAAGAATATAATGTACAAATATCCTCGTAGATTTACTCGTAAGTATTGTATGAAGAGAGTATGTAAGAAGATGGGATTTAGTGAGCGTGCTTCATG